GGCGAATGCGACCAAGCCTTAGACGCCGCGACCGACGGCATGGCGTGCATTTGGTAAACGACTCGCGCCCGGAGCCGGTCACACGATCGGCCGAGGGCCTGCGCCGTTTCGATCCGTACCGTTGATTACTCAGGAGTATTTCCCATGTCCGCTACTGCCCTACGCAACCTCTCTCGCGACTTTGTCGCCCAACACGGCCGCATTCTCTACAGCGGTAGCCCGTTCACCGGCACGTATTACGCCGTCGGCCCGCATGTCTGGTTTGTGCTGTCCGCGACGCAGCACAACTACAGCGGCGAGTATTGCCACGACTACACCAATCGTTTCCGCTCGGCGATCGACGATGCCAACGCGAACGGCCGCCGCATCTTCTACGACGAATACAGCGATACGATCCGCCAAGCGCCGCAGAACTATTGCTTGGCCGTGCGTGGTCCGGACAGCGGCTTCGTACCGCAGATCGACGCGGCGAGCACTATCAACGCCCATTCGCTGACCTTGGCTTTGTCGCAGTGTGCCGACGCGATTACCGAGCAAGAGCTTGGCCGCAAGCTATCCGTGGCGTTCTACGGCTAACGACCCCGCCCGACGCGCCTTCTCACGAGGGCGCAAACGGCGCGGCCGTCACTTCGACGCCGCCAAACAAGGAGATAAAGACAATGACCGCAGCAATTCGACAAATGACCGTGGAGCGTCGACACACCTGCTACGCCGTATGCGATGAAATTGGCGACGTTACGCACATCGACTTAGAGCCGCGATTTTATAACGGCGCGCCGTGCGGCAGCATTACGTCGCGCGGTAGGACTGCCGAGGAACTTGAGGCAATCGCGAAGCTGTTCGCAGCCGCGCCGAAGATGCTGGCCGCCTTGAAGCACGCTCGGCAACTGCTCGAAGACATGGCCGGCGGTTGGCCCGGCACTTTCGCGATCGACGCGCGCCAACTCTCGGAAGTGGTCGATTCGGCCATTTTCGACGCCGAGGGCTAAAAACGGCCTCCTATACGCGACGCTAACGAGCGCCGAGCTACCTGCCCGACTCCTAACACCCTGGAAAATTGACCATGAACGACTATCGAGACATCTACGTCGCAGACTGCGGACAAGACTTTCCGTCGCGCATTCAAGGCATCGAGCACGAACGCGATTGCGACCGCTGCGAAGAGATCCGCCGCCGACGCGAGGTCGATCGTGACGACGAAGACGCTGCGGAAGGTGCGCAATGAAACTCCCCATCCGCGCACGCAAGAAAATCGAAAAGCTCATCGCCAAGCTCAAAGCAGCCGCGGCGACGGGCGACCTGGCGAAAGTAAACGCCGCAATCCGAGAGCTCGAAATCGAAATCCAACCCGACGAAAACTTTCCCCGCGAATAGGAGCATCACCATGGCCGGAAGTATTCTTCTCACCACCGCCGACGTCGCCGCAATTCTCGGCTGCAGCGTCGACGCGATTCACAAGCACGCCGCCGCCGGTAACATCGGCCGCAAGGTAGGCAACGCGTATTTTTTCAATCGGAAGGAGGTCGATCGACTGCGCAAGCGAATCGGCAAACCCGGCTGGAAACCCGGCCGCAGCCGCAAGGGACAAGGCAAGGGCCGCAAGTGGACCGAAGAGCAGCGTGCGAACTTCGCCGCGACAATGGCCGAACGCTCGCAAGAGCCAAGCCCGGCAAGCTCCGGAAATGTTTGACACGGCCGATGACTTCCGTGTAGTCTCGTGCCCTGCGGGGTAGTGGAGCCAGGTACCACGCGGGGCCCATAACCCTGAGACGCAGGATCGAAGCCTGCCCCCGCCACTTAGAACGCTGAATCTTTATTCGATGCGACGTGTGTTTCCGTACGGAGCCCCGGCAGGTTTTGCCCTGCCGGGGTTTTCTTTTGCGCCCGTACGACGTTGCTATTCCGCATCATTCATCACATCAAAGAGCCGGAGACAGCATCTATGAGGCAAACAGTCTCAGCGTGCGTTCTACCGTCTCGCCTGGCGACTCCTTTCCTTCTTCGGTAACGCCCGGGTCAAGGTACGACTCTTTCGTAACCTTCCCGTCCGAGTGCGCCAGCGCCGCCGTAGCATCGCCGCCTGCGGCCGTTAGGTAGCTGGCAAACGTCCGTCGCAATTGCTGCGGCTTGAATCGCCGGCCCGTCGGCAGTCCGGCCCGTGCTAGCAGCTTGGCGTAATGCCGATAGAACGATCCGCTGCAGTGACACCGAGCCCAAGGCGTCTCGAAGATCAGGCCGTTTGTGTACGGCCGCAGTTGGTCGAGCGCATAGAGCACCGTTTGCGGCAGCATGTAAACCATCGGCTTCTTGCGACCCTTCCGCGCTTCGGCCGGTACGCGCAGTACGCGCCGCCACCAAAACCAACGCCGACGCACGGCTTCGTTGAAGAAAGCCAGGTGGCGCGATGACGACAGCGAATCTCCGCGTGATTAGTTGAACAAAATACGGAACTCCATATACTCGGGAGCTATGAAAGTGCTCACAGATAAACAAATCAAACACCACATGGCCGCCAATCTGCGACGAATGCTTGAGTCGCGAGGCTGGTCACAGAGCGAATTACACCGTCGTTCGGGCGTCAACAACATGACGATTTCCGAAGTAATTCGCGGTGAAACCGTACCGGGAATCGGCGTCGCTTCGCGAATTGCCGATGCCCTAGACGTCACCATCGACAAGCTGATTTCAGCGCCTCCAGAAAATTCTTCGCGGAAGGCGTCTTGACGGTTTTACGGAAAACCGTAAGATCGCACGCCATGCACTGATCGCATGGCGCTCGGAGTGGTTTCCGGACGCCCAAGGAAGTTTGGGTGAATGGAAACGCCGAGCATGGCCGCTAACCTAAAATATCGTTTGACGCCCACCGGCGTACCTGTTCTACCCCCAGGTGCTCCGGTGGGCTTTTTCGTTCTTTCGCGGCTCGGTCGCGTCGCCGGCCCTGGGAAGCCGGCACATGGCGCGACCGAGCTTTTTCGTACTCCCGCTCGGCCGCATCGCCGCCCGTCGAAAGTTGGCGGTGCGGTCGAGTCGTATTCTCCGTTCGTTTTCACGCCGCATTCGGCGTGCTCTTTTTCCCTCCCCCGCCGCGCGGCTTCGGTCGCTTTCACCGGCTCGCAGCGCGGCGGGGACTTTCACTCTCCAGTGCTTTCTGGATGCATGACATGAGCATGTCGAAAAAGGAGCGTCGCAACTGGCTGGCTTTAGCCGAAGCGATGAACGATCAGGCAGTAGCGCAATACGTGGATCGACTTGACGGCAAAGATGACGAGTATCTTGAGAGTTTTCTACGCGTCATGCAGTACGTTTCAGACGGCAAGATGGATCTCGCAGAACTAGATGACAATGAGCGCCGATGCGTGTTCGAGTTGGGAATAATCGGCGCTGTGACCGTGGTTAGACAATTAACTTTACGATCAGACGAGGAACTTCACGATGACGATGCAGCCCTTTGAACTCATTCCCGGCGAACGCTACGTTTTCATGGCCAATACCGACGATTACGGCGGTAATTATTCCGGCATCTTTGAAGGCCCCGACGCCGAGGGTCGCTGCAAGTTCCGCGATTGCGTCATGCTCGACCCCGAGCAGCCCGACATTTGCATCGAAGCGGCGGCTATCATCGACATCGAGCATTGGCCGACAAAGCTCGAATTTGAGCCGGAATGGTCGCACGAGTTTGAAGCTATCCAGCGCACGAAGGAAGTGCGCATCGCAGTTTAGAAGCGTTGGACCGAGCGTACCGTGCAAACGGACGCTCGAACGGAGGCGGTAGAACCGCCGTCGGCCCGGCGCTCACCGTCCATCGGGAGCGCCGGGCCGTGCAGGACTTTTACAACGGAGTTTGAATATGCTCGTTTTGAGCCGTCAGCATGGACAGAAAATTTACATCGGCGACGACGTCGTTATCACCGTCGTCGACATCAAAGGCGACAAAACCAGAATCGGTATCGAAGCACCGGCCGACGTCCCCGTGCATCGAGCGGAGGTACGCTCTGCGATCATTCGCGAGTCGATGAAAACGGGCGAAGACCCGCAACTCGTCAAAGACCGCCGCAACTTCACGCTGCCTGAGCGTATTCAGAATGTTATTTCTGACGCGCGCAGTTTGAAGTTTCGCGACACCGCTCAACTCGTCGCGGCCCTGGAAGGCGCTTTAGCGTCCGCAGGAGTTTAGTGTCTCTAGTCGTGATGACTCCCCTGTCAATTCTCGGAGTTTCGTATGGCCCGTTTCATTTACAACCCGTTCTCAATGCTGGCCGTGACGTTGGCGCAGGCCCGTTTGCACGGCCGTGGTAAAGTCCGCAATTCCATGCCGACGCCCGAGAAAAAGTGCGTCAATTGCAAGACGCCGCACACGACCGGCAAGCCGTTCTGCTCGGCCGGATGCCGCCACGAATACAAAGACAACGGTAATCAACCCCGCGTGTCCTAATGCAAATCCACCCCAAGAAAACGGCGACGTTGCTGGAATTCTCCAAGCGGGGACACCGGTTCGCGTTCGTCTACAACGCGCAAACCGCCGAGCAAGTCATCGCGATTTTGTGGAAGTTCGCGGCCGATCCGGAATTGCCGATCACCGAGGATGACGCCGAAGAACTGGCCCGCGACATTCGTGAGGGAGGGTGCCGAGGACGATGAGCAACGCACGAAAGTGGGATTGCGACTTGAAGACGTACCATGCTGATACGACAGCCGTGTCGCATAGCGGCTTGGATTTGGTGCTCGACGATCCGGCCCTGTATCGGCATCAACGGCTGCTCGGAAACCAACGCGAATCAAAGCCGTGGTTTGAAGAAGGGCAGAACCTCGAAGACGCCCTACTTGGCGGTAACGGCGAAGTCGGCAGTAATCTTGTCGTGATCCCGAAAGAAGTGCTCGCGTCGAACGGCGCCCGTGCCGGAACGAAGTGGAAAGAGTTCGAAGCCGCGAACGCCGGTAAGGTGCTCGTGAAGGAGGGCGACCCGCTCATCAACATGATCGATGCCGTCCTGCAGCACGACGCAGCCCGCGAACTGTTCACCGCCGCCGGCACTCGCCAAGAGACGATCATCTGGCACGAAGATCGGTTCGGCGTCGACGTACGCTGCCGCTTCGACTTCTTGCATTACGGTGCCGAAGTAGCCGTCGACTTGAAGAGCACCCGCACCGACGCCAGCCCGCGCGAGTGCGCCAACGAGTGCGCCAAGTTTGGCTATTACCGGCAGGACGATCTTTACTGCCGCGGTTCGAAGGAACTCTACGGAGTTAAGACCCACTTTATTTTCGTGTTCGTGGCCAAAGATCCGCCGCACCGTGTTGAGACGTTCGAACTCGACGATGACTTCAAGCGGCTCGGACAAGAAGAGAACGACGACGCATTGGCAACGTATGCCGAATGCCGCAAGACAGGTGTATGGCTCCCGAGAACCCACGGGCGCGTCATTAAGTTAGCAGCGCCGGGTTGGCTGCGGTTTCAAAAGGAATGGAGAGCGTAGTCATGGGTGAAGCATTAGAAGGCGAATTGATGGAGCGTGAGGTTGATTCCGGCGCATCGCTGATGGCGATTAACGCCAGCGAAATCAATCAGCAAATTGCGACCGCCAAGCGGTATCCGCGATCGATCAAGGAATTCGTGCGTGAAGCGACCGAAATGGTCAGCATGAATCAGACCGTGGCGCAAGAGTGTATGTATTCGCTCAAACGCGGCCGTGGTGCCGACACGAAGGTTATCGAGGGCCCGTCGGCTCGCATGGCCGAAGTCGTGGCTTCCGCTTGGGGCAACTGCCGCGCAGGGGCCCGCGTCATTTCCGAAGACGATCGGTTCGTCACCGCCCAGGGGGCGTTTATCGACCTGCAACGGAACGTGGCGATTACATACGAAGTTCGACGCCGCATTACCGACAGCCGCGGCAACAAGTATTCCGACGACATGGTCGGCGTCACCGCCAATGCGGCCTGTTCGATTGCGTTGCGCAACGCCGTTTTCAAGGGTGTTCCGAAAGCGTTCTGGCAGGAAATCTATCGCGTTGCTCGTCAGACGGCGATCGGCGATGCGAAGACGCTCGGAACACGCCGCAGCGACATGCTGGCCGCGTTCGCCAAGATGGGCGTCGAGAAAGAAAAGGTCTTCGCCTACTTGGAAGTGAAGGGCATCGAAGACGTTTCGCTCGATCACTTGGGCCTGATGCTCGGCGTCTTCCAGGCGATTCGCGACGGTGAAACCACCATCGACGACACCTTCACGGCACCGACTGCAGGCGGCAAAGTCGGTGAATCGTCCGTCGGTGACAAGTTCGGCAAGGGCAAGAAGCCCGAAGGTGCAGCCGACGAACAAGGCAACGCTCCATCTTCCGAGCAGACCAAGTCGGAAAACACCGAAGCCCAGCAACAGCAGACCGAACAGTCCGGTTCCGGCACGCCGGGCGACGATCCGCTCTTGCCCTGGCAAGCGATGATCGACGAAGCCGGCAACGACACCGAACTTAATTCCGTCGATGAATTGCTGACGAAGAGCACGAGCCTCAACAGCAATCAGAAGGCGACGGTGCTCGGCTGGATTGCTGAACGCCGCAAGAAGGTCGGCACGCCCAAGAAGGGCAAGAAGGGGAACGACGGCGAACTCTTCGCCACGAACCCCAATACGGGAGCCTAGCCGCTTCCCGCCGTACCGCTGATGACTCCCGCGTATTCTTCCCTCGTTTCCGTCTGAAAGGATTCTTCCCATGCCCGAGTTAGTAATCGAAAACGTCCAGTGCATTCACGAGTTCACGTTGCGGATCCCCGAAGATCGCCCCGGTGGTGCGATTGTTTTGAAAGGCACCAACGGCGCCGGCAAGACGACCACCATTAGCGTGCTCAATGCTCTGCTCACCGGCAAAGGTTCGTTGAACGTCCGCGACCATGCCAAGAAAGGAACCGCCAGCGGCTTCGGCGGTGAAATGACGATCGGCAAGACGACGCGACGTAAGGGTGACGTCGAAGTTCCGACGCTCGAAGGCCGTTTCGACTTGGAAGACTTGGTCAATCCGCGGGAAGTGACCGACAAGGCCCGTTTCGCTCGCCGGCTGCGGGCGCTCATCGGCTTGGCTCAGGTCAAGGCCGACCCTTCGCTGTTCTATAAGCTGGCCGGCGGACAAGAAGCGCTCGAAGCAATGGTCGCTCCGGAAAAGCTCAAGACGGACGACTTGGTCGAACTGGCCGCGGCGATTAAGTACGGCATCGACGCCGCCGCACGCCAAGCGGAATCGGACCGCGACCACGCCGAGCGACACGAGAAGGCGAAGATGGAAGCCGCGCAGGGCATCGACATCGCCTTGCCGTGCGACGCCGACGCGTTGCAAGAGGCGCTGATGGACGCCGCCAACCATCACACGCAATTGAAGACGAAGGCTTCGACGTACGCCGCTGCCAAGAAGGCGGCCGACGAAGCCGCGGCGAAGCTCACCGAGTTTCAGAAGACGGCGCCCGACGTCAAAGCTGCTCAGGAGTCTTTCGTCGCCGCCTGTGATCAAGTGGCCGCGTGCGCCACGAAGATCGAACAATCCCGGGCGGAAGTCGAGCGAATCGAAAAACTACTGGCCGCCGCAAAGGACTTGCACGCTGCAAACGTGAAGGCCGAAGAGCAAGCCCGTGTCGTCGCCGCCGAGCGCGAGAAGACGTTGAACGCCGCCAAGCAGACGCACGAAGCCGCTGCGGAGTGGAAAAAGCAAATCGCGGCCGTCGACGACCTGCCGAACCCCGGGCCGGCGGAAATCATCGCCGCGGCCGAAGCCGAAGCCAAGGCGAAGGCGGCACAAGAAACCGGCATCAAGGTGCGCGGTGCGAAAGACGCTTTGGAGAAGGCCGGAGAGTTCGCGGCGCAAAAGGAACGGCACGGCAAGAACGCCGAGAAGCTGCGCGAAGCCGCCAAGAACGTCGACGACGTGTTGAGCGAGCAGATTCCCCCCGGCCCGCTGCGGATCGAAGCCGACGCGTTCGTGCTCGACAACGACCGCGGCAAGGGTGTTCCGTTCGACGAATGCTCCGACGGCCAACGGTACGCGGTTGCGATTCCGTACGCCGTGCAGGCCGTCGGCGACGGCGGCATTATTTGCCTGCCGCAACGAGCTTGGCAGGATCTTGCTCCGGAGCTTCGCGTGAAGGTCGCAGCCGTGGCCCGTGACAACAAAGTTTGGATCGTCACCGGCTTGGTCGACGACGGCGAATTGCGCCAAGAAGTCCTCAGCCCTGACGCGTAAGTCACTTCGAACCACGCTTTGCTCACAGCCTTTTGTTATGGGCGGTGAGCGCAGTAGTAGCGAGTGCCGGCCCTCGTGTGGATGACCGGTAAATACAACACGATTTCAAAGGGCAGACTTCAATGCAGCAACTCCTTGATCACGACATGCTTTTCATCCGCCGCCGTATGCCGGAGTGCGTTGTGAAGCTGATGAAAGGTCATCCGGACAAAGCGGTTATCGCTGGCGGCTTCATTCGCAGTGTCGTGGCCAACGAGCCGGTGAACGACATCGACATTTTCGCGCCGAACAAAACGAGTGCTGAATGCTGGGCTCAGGAACTCAAGGGCCGCACAAACGGGTCGCGCGTAATCGCTACTCAGAACGCGTACACGCTTGTCGGGATTAAGCCGACCGTGCAAATCATTCACCGTTGGACCTACGACGCGCCTGAAAAGATCGTCGAATCGTTCGATTACACGATCGCCTGTTCGTCCGTTTGGTGGACTCGGCAACCGACCGCCGATCAGCCGAATAAGTGCCTGTGGACTTCGCTTATTCACGATCGGTTCTATCCCGACCTGGCGTCGAAGCGGCTCGTGTATCTATCTCCGCAGCGCAATGAAGACGCCGGCGGTTCCATTCTGCGAATGTTGAAGTTCTACCAACGCGGCTACCGTATGCCGCTTGATTCGATGGGCGCGGTAATCGCGCGACTGCTAGTCGGCGTTAAGACCGACAACCCGCAATTTTGGGCGACAAACGCCGACGAAGGGTATCGCGCGAAGATTCTCACCGGACTGCTGCGCGAAGTAGACCCGAACTTCGATCCGGACCATATCGCTCACCTTCCGGCAAGCACGCACGATTCCGCCGACGCGCAAGACGCCGCTGAATAACGAATTGCACCAACAAGGAACCCTGCCCATGTCCACGATGAATCTGTATCTCGATCACGCGTTCCGACCGACCGGATGGAGTCACGACGTCGCCTACGAAGCGATGACGTTCTCCGGCGGTGAAGAGCACGTCAAGCTCGTGCAGAGCGAATCGCTCAAGACGCGCCGAGTTTGGATTTCGCATCGTCTGACCAGCGGCAACGCGTTCCTGCGTTTCGCGATGGCCGTCGACGCCGTGCGCAACGCCGGCGGAACGCCCTGCGGTTTTCTGGCCTATGTGCCCTACGCACGGCAAGACCGCATCATGGTCGAAGGGGAACCGCTGTCGATTCGCGTCTTTGCGGAACTGCTCAATTCGCTCCGGCTGGATAGCCTGCGGATTTTCGACCCGCATTCCGACGTGACGCCCGCGCTGCTCCGGCGATTGACCGTGCTCGACAACTCGCGGTTTATCCGCTGGGTGTTCGAGACGGCCTTGGACATGAGCAAGACGGTCATCGTCGCGCCGGACGCCGGAGCCCTCAAGAAGATTTACGGGCTCTGCTCGAAGATCGGCTACACGGGGCACGTCGCAGTCGGCTCGAAGTTGCGCGACGTCAACGACGGCAAGATCATTCGGCAGTCGATCGACGGCGACGTTGCCGGCCGTGAGTGCCTGATCATCGACGACATCATCGACGGCGGCCGGACGTTTCAAGACCTGGCCGCACTGCTCCGCGAACGCGGCGCCGCCAGCGTGCGGCTCGCTGTATCGCACGGCATTTTCTCGCAGGGCACGAAGCACCTGCGCGGACCGCTCGACGACATTTACGTCACCAACTCGTTCCGCGATATGTCGGACCGCCCCGCCGACACCGACTTTGTTCATCAGTACCAACTCTCTTTCGAAGGATGATTCTGCCCATGAATCCGCTGCTGCAAACCGACGTCTACAAAATGGGGCATCTTGAACAGTATTGCCCCGGCACCGCCAAGGTCTATTCGTATCTCATTGCTCGGTCCGGCAAGACCTTCAACCGTACCGTGTTCTTCGGCCTGCAATACGTGCTCGAGCGGTACCTGTCGCAGCCGCTCACGCCCGAAATGGGCGAAGAGTTCTTGTCGGTGCGTAGCCGTATTCTCGGCATGGAGAACACGCCCGACGTCGAGCAAAAGATTCGGGCCCTTTGCAAGCATGGCCGTTGGCCGCTGCGAGTCAAAGCCGTTCCGGAAGGGACCGTCATGCCCGTGCGCAACGTGCTTATGACGATCACCAACACGCTGCCGGAATTCTACTGGTGTGTCGGCTTCGTCGAATCGCTGTTGCTCAAAGTGTGGTACCCGACCACCGTGGCGTCGTGCTGCTTTCAATACCGCCTCGCCGTCGAGCGAGCTTGGGCGCGGACCGTTGACGGCGTCGCCGGCTTGGAGTTCGCGGTTCACGACTTCGGCTATCGCGGCGATTCGTCCGAAGAGGGGGCGGCGATTTCCGGAGTCGCGCACCTTACGTCGTTCTACGGCAGCGACACCGTGCCGGCTCTGCGATGCGCCGAGCAATACTACGGCACGGCACCGGGCGAGCTCGTCATGGCTTCCGTGCCGGCGACCGAGCACAGCGTGATGTGTTCCTACGGCCGCGACGACGAACTCGGCGCGTTCCGTCGGATGCTCGACCTGTACCCGACCGGCATCGTGTCGATCGTTTCCGACACGTTCGACGTTTACCGCGTACTGACGGAGTTTGCCCAGGAACTTCGCCCCCGCATCATGTGCCGCGACGGCAAGGTGGTATTCCGTCCGGACAGCGGCGACCCGGTGAAGATCATTTGCGGCGATTGGTACGCCGAAGAGGGTTCGCCGCAATGGCTCGGAGCGATTCGCCTGCTCGATCGTATGTTCGGCTCGACGGTCAACTCCAAGGGGTTCCGCGTGCTGGATCCGCATGTCGGCCTGATCTACGGCGACGGCATGTATATGGCCCGCTACGAAACGGCGCTGTCGAAGTTGCACGCGATGGGTTACGCCGCGAGCAATCTGATCATCGGCGTCGGCGGCATTCTGCGGAACCACTCACGCGACACGCTCGGCTTTGCAATCAAAGCCACGTACGTCGAAGTCGACGGCCAGCCGCGCGAGATTGAGAAAGACCCGGTGACCGACCCGGGCAAGAAGTCGCACAAGGGCCTGCTCGCTCTGCGCAAGACCGCCGGCGAATGGCAAACGCTCGATCGCGTAGACGAAGCGGCGGAAGTCGGCGGCGAGCTTCGCACGGTCTATTACGACGGCACGATGCTCAACCGTCGCACGCTTGCCGACATTCGCAGCCGCGTCGCCGAGGCCGCAACGATGGAGGCCGCGCGATAACGATGGGCGAAGCACCAAAACTCCCGCCGTGTCCGGTGTGCAACAAAACCAAATTCGTTTCGAGGGTCGGTGCCGTCGGCGATATGTACCGCTGCGCGAACCACGGACTTTTCGACGACGATCCGTCCGAGGGGGGTGATCACGGCAACAGGCCGGACGCCCGCCTTCTCCGCGAAGAGCGCCGCAACAACGCGACGCGTCGCCGGTAGCAGATTCATAGGGGCAATCGATTGTTTTGAATGGAGTAGTTATTCCATGTCCACCGCAGAAAAACAGAAGCCGGTGAAGTTCAAGAAGGTCCGAATTCCGGTCCACTTCGCCGGCGTCAACATCGGCGACGAAACCGCCGCAGTCGGTATCAAGGTCAACCATGAAGACCTGGCACCCGAGCACGCAGACGCCGTTTTGCGGGCGTACGAACTGCTCTGCTGCCGTCATATCCGTTGCATTCTCGTTCTCGGTCGGCGCGGCGACGGTGAAACGCAGGGCAAGTTGTACGAAACCGACGTGCAAATCAACGGCGCGTTCGACACCAACAACCTCAGCGTCTCGCCGAAGCAAGTCGGTAGTCGTTTGTCCTGCAACCTCGAAGAAGTGAGCGCCAGCGACATCGCTCAATTCGCGAAGCGCGACGGCTATCTGACGATCACTTCCGTCATGGAAGAAATCGACACCGGCGACGACGACGAAGAAGAAGGCGACGACGAGTAGTCGCCACCGTATTGATGCGAACGACTGGATGGCTTTGTGGGTTTCAAGACGGTCGCGCAAATGTCCACCAAACCCTCCGCTACTGGTTCATGCGTTATTCAGAATCACCCGTATTGGAACGCGAGGGCCGAGCGTTCTCTGGATGGGCAACGCCAGAAAGAGATTGCAGGAACGCCCCTCGTAGGCGTGACGGCTCGGAGAGACGAGCAGCCTTTATCTCTTTCAACTTTTCGGAGTTCCTGCCCGTGACCCAACACTACATCGGTACGAAACAAGTGACCGCCTGGCCCGCCGATAAGGACGGCCAGCCCGGCTACGGCATCGCGTATCCCGACGGCTATCAATCCTGGTCGCCGAAAGCCGTGTTCGAATCCGCCTACCTCGCGATGGGCGAAGGCAACGACGGCTCGAAGATCACGCAAGGCATGGTCGACGGTTTCATTCTGAACATCGAAGCCAAGAAGTTCGGCGAGAAGAACACCGTCGTCGTCGCCACGCTGGCCAACGGTTTCGAAATCGTCGAGTCGTCGTCGTGCGTCGACCCGAAGAATTTCAGCATGGAAATCGGCACGCAAATCTGCGTCGACCGCATCAAAAACAAGGTGTGGCACCTGCTCGGCTTCCTGCTGCAGACGGCTCGCAGCGGTGTCGCGTTGTCGAACACCGATTGTAAGCCGACCGCGGAGGCCGCCGGATAAGCTCGGCCTAACCAGCAACTTTGTCTCTCAACTGTTTTTCTTCCCCCTTATTTCGGAGTTCCTGCCCATGAAGCCCTTGAAAATCTCCCGCGGCCGCGTCGTCGATTACCACTGCGGTGAAAGCGACGACCTGTTAAACCCCGGGCCGGACGGCTTATTGTCCGCGTTCGTTTCGTACGTCAATCCCGACGGCTCGATCAACGTCACCGTGCACGCCGCCGACGGCAGCACGTTTGCCCGCTCCGGCGTCGCGTTCTTCGACATCGGCAAAACGCTGCCGGAGTCCGGCCGCTACTGCGTGTGGCCGGAGGCAATTGTCCGGATGGAAGAAGCAGCGAAAGTGCATGAGGGAGCACTTGCCCAGCGCGGCGTCACGCTCGAGCAAGCCGCCGCCGGCCAACTCTCCGCGGCGGGCGGTCCGCCGCAGGACATTCAAGGTTCGACCGCCAACGACGCTGTGAAGACGTCGTCGGACGAAACGGTGCACGAACCGCCGACGCTGCGCGAGCCGGTGAATCTCGAACAGGCCGAGCCGGGCAACGCCGAGCCGGCGGCCACTGATGCGACGCTCGACGCCGCGCAGAAGTCGGACGCCACGGCGCCGACTGAAACCGCACCTAGCGCCGAAGAGTTGGCACCGACGCCCGGTGCGTAACCGTCTCTCTGCAGCGCTCGCGTCGGCCGAATGGGCTCGTTGCTCGCTAGGCCGACGCGGGTTTCTCTCCGAGGAATAAATGGAAATCAACCCGAACAACGCCCACATTCAAGCCATGCGCGAGCATTGGCAAAAGATTGTGGGCATTCTTGTGCTCAAGTTCTCTCCCGGCCGCGAGGTCGTCATCACAGAGAAGGACATCATTGCGCTTGGCAACGCCTTCCCCGGTGAAGTGCCTACCGTCGTATCTCACGAACAGCGGGACGGCATTCACTTGAAGGTGGTTGGCGAGCGCGAGGCCCGCAAGTTAGCCGCGCGTTACGGCCACGAAGAGAACTAACAACTTCGCTCCCTAGCCCGAGAGTCCCATGTCCTACGCAAACAATCCCGAAGTAATCGCCAATGCTCGCAACGTCAACGCCGATGGGGATGAACTATTCCACGGCGACAAGGTGTGCGGCATCCAAGCCTACTCGCCTAAGTGGCAAAAGAAATGGCCGAACGGTTGCGTGCAACTCGACCTGCGCGAGTTCACGAAGAACGCCAACTTGGTGATTGAGTTCGACGCCGAGCAACTGATGCAGGCGATCACGCGGGCCATGTTGAACCGTGACGAATAACACCCTCTTCGAGCGAGCAACTACGTGGACCGCAGATCAGCACACGCGAAGCCGGCGCCCGACGGTTGGACTCCCGTGAAGTTCGACCAAGTTTGGTTGCCGCCCGTTGCGCCGTTCCTAACCACCGCTCGCGCAATCATTGACCGCGTTCTCGATACAGACCTTGTGCGCATCACCTATCCCCGCAACGGTCGCACGATCGAGCGCGTCATGCTGATCGCCGACCTACGCCCGACGGGACGCAAGTGGAACCCGACAACACGCACGTTCACCAAGGGAGCCGCCAAGTGAGCCAAGCACGGAAGCAGAAAGAGAACGCCTGGACCGAGTCGAAAGTGTTCGACGCCTTGCGTCATGTGTTCCCGTCGCCGGCGCATACACGCATCCCGTCGGTGCGCAATGGAACCGGCTACGCTCGCAAGCGAACCCGCACCGCCGATGGGCTCGTGTTCAGCACTTGGCCGTCGCGAGGGCTCTGGATGGCCGGCATCGAGATCAAGGTGAGCCGCGCCGACTGGAAGAAAGAGTTAGCCGACGCCGCGAAGTCAGACGAGATCCAGCAGTATTGCCACCATTGGTACGTCGCCGCGCCGGTCGGCGTTATACCGCTAAACGAAGTTCCGCAGAATTGGGGCGTCATCGAAGTAAGCGGCTCGACTGCCGACATCGTTAAGGCGGCTCCGCGACTCGAAGCTAAAGACCCCGACTTTCTCTTGCTCTGCGCAATCTTCCGAGCCATGGAAGGCAAGATCGTTTGCGCGGGCGTCGTCGAGGATCGCGTTCGCGAACAAGTAGACGCGGCGATGGAAGCCAAGCAAAAAGTCGACGCGTACGAATTTAAGCACTTAAAGGAAGTCGTCGCCGAGTTTTCTGCCGCCTCTGGCGTGACGCTGAATGCCGGAACATGGCGAGCCGGTGATATAGGCAAAGCCGTCAAATTCGTTCAGGAGCATGGCGCTGAGAACATCTTGTCGCGAATGCGCCGCGACGCCGAGCACGTCAAGAAGATGGCCGAAGAAATGCTCGCGAAACTCAACGGCGACGCCCCTCTCGACGAGGACGAAGCATGACACCGCCCACCATCCCGAACATCGTCGCCGAGATCAGAACCCGCATCGCCGTGCTGCAACGCGAGGCCCGTGGCGCTGACGACGACGAGAACATCACGTCGAAGAACTGCCAGCACACGGCTCAAGAACTTACGCGACTGCTCACTTGGATCGAGGAAACGTAATGGCCAAGAAACCGAAGAAGACCGATCGACCGCCAACGATGCCCGAGCCGGTAGACGTCGAACTCGCCGCACGCCTAGCCAAGTTGCTCAAAGCGGACGGCGGCAAGTACCGCTGCGAGCCGCGCGGTTCCTGTTCGCTCGTGATCTTCCGCGGCGTATCGCTATCGAGCGCCATGGCCGCCCGTCTCGCCGAACTCTTGGAGAAAGCATCGTGAAGTCCCTACGCAGCGAAAACGACTACGTCCATCGCAAGCAAACCTACACGGTGGAAGCGACGCGGCCCGACGTCGGCGAGGATTGCATCGTGACCATCAGCCTCGACGGCGTTGAGATTCATTCCGAGCGCGTGAAGTGTCGCGGCGGCTTCGGGTCCGGTATCTGCCGGCCGGTGTTCGTGCGATGGGTGAAGTCACAGAGGGGGGCGAAGTAACGATGATCCGTAAGCAAAGCGAAGTCGTGATGCCGCTCGACACCCGAATGTGGTTGTCGTCGACGGCGCTCACGCTTTGCAGCCCGTCAACTCGGGCAATTTGGCTTGATCTCTTGTGCCGATTCCACGGCTCACGGGCCAACGGCATTTCATGCACGATCGACCAATTAACTCGACTCGGCCGATGCAATCGCGACGAAGCGTTGCGTGCGATTGAGGAAATTCAGAACTACCGGCTCACGACAATCGAATCCGACGGTGAAACGTACTTTATTCGGCTTCGTGAGAAAATTGACCGCACAGCGACGCCCGAATGGCGAAAGGTACGTCTACTGATTCTTCGCCGAGATAACCGAACGTGCCGCTACTGCGGCGATCGCGCGGGATCAGTAGACCACATTCAGCCGTATTCGCGCGGCGGTAGCGACGATCCAACGAATCTCGTTGCCTGCTGCCGAACGTGCAACTCACGGAAGAAAGATCGAACACCGCAAGAGGCGGGGATGGTGCTTCGTGGCTGAAGTCTGGATCAAGTGGGTGAAAGGTTTGTCCACGAGACGGGAGATTTCCGTTCTCGCTCGCAAGCTGAATATCTCGCGGCGTGAGGCCGCCTGTGCCTGCATGGAAATGTGGGAATGGGCGGATCTCGAAACGGCCGACGGGCATATTAAGGGCGCGACGAGAGACGACATCGACCTACTCCTGGGACTGCCCGGTTTTGGTTCTGCACTCGAGTCGCCGGAAGTTGGTTGGCTTCGCTCCACGGAGCGAGGAATTACCTTCCCTCGATGGGAGCGGCACAACGGCAAAACCGCCAAGGCTCGCGCACTTGAACAGCGGAAGAAGAAGCGGCAAAGGGACTTAGGGAAAGACGAGTCTTCCCGCTCATGTCCCGATGCGCGTCCCCCTGTCAACCGGACTAGAGAGAGAGAAGAGGGAGAAGAGAACTCGGACTCTTCTAAGAACCCGAGTACCGAGTTTAGCGCCGCTAAGCCTGCCGCTCGGGCTCGGGGCTCGGGTGTTTACGTGGACATTTCGCCGGAAGTCCTGCGTGATTACAAGCTGCTCAGGAGTTGGTTCGACCACGAATCGAAACGCCGCGACGGGTGGGTGAAGGGCTCCGAGGCCGATTGGGTCAACGTGCAAGCCGCGGCGGCGAAAGCTCTTTCGGCGGAAGACGTTGCCGACCCGGTCGGGCTCTTCAAGTGGCTCGTGAAGGGCCGGCATTGGAACCACCTGACGGACTCGAACGACGACCTGGCGAGGACGTTCAAACTCGACTTGGCCGGTCTTCTCAAGCCCCCGCCGTCCGACGCGCCACTTTCACGCAATCGAGAAACGATTCGCAAACTTGCGGAGGGAGCACGATGAGCGAACGTCTATGTCCCGACTGCGGCGAAACCGATCCGGCAAAGTTCTCGCCGCGTAGACGCAACGGTCGGCAGTGCAAGAAGTGCCAATCGAAGCGACGCCTTGCAAACTACGACGCGAAGCTCGCAGCGGCCGGCAAGCGCCCGCGAATGCCGTTCATGCGCGGCATCGGCTTCTATTCGCCGGAGGACGTTTTGCAGGCCCGTAAGTTTGGACTGCGCGTTAAGGACTACTTGGAAGCGAAGAACGCAAGAGAGTGAATCAAAAGCCACGTACCCACGTAAGGAGAATTACCATGTCCGAGAAACTCGAAGATCGTTGGCCGAAGCGTTGGCACTGCGTCGAAGCTCGCGACAATGAATTCGCCGAGCAGTCCGGTCCCGGTAAACCGATCCTCGCGGTGCGAAACGGCGTCAATATCGGCACGGTCGACCTTTGCCCGAAGTGCTACGAGACGTTCGATCATCACGCCACGCCGGCACAACCGCCGTTCACACAATGCCAGCGAGTACGCACGAAAGACGGCCGCGTGCTCGACGTCTCTCGCTGCGAAAAGCGCGTCGTTCACGGCAAGCTGCGCTGGGTTGTCGACGATCTTAACGGCGAGCGTGCGTTTGCGGACGATTGCGAGTTGTTCGAAGGCGTGCAGCCCGAAGTTCGTTACGCCTGCACGAAGCTCGCGGTGGTTGGCGACACGGTCCAGATCGCGGGCCCGAATCTTCGCCAAACGCTGAACTACGGAACGCTCATCGTCGAAAACGTCGAGGAACAATATTGGGTCAGTGCCCGTGATTCGCATGGAACGCTGCGACGAATCGCCGCCGGTCAACTTGAATTCGTGCCCGAGGCCGGCTTGGTGGAAGAAGTTACGAAGATGCCTCATGTCAAATTTCCGGCGCAGACAATGGGCGACGGGACTCAGGCCGGCACGCTCAGCGTGTTCGCGAGAGGCTGGAACGGATGCTTGCAAACAATCCGCGCATTGAATCCCGACGTGCAGTTTGAAGAGGCTTGCTTAGACGAATCCCGCAAATTTCATTTGGACTTGGGACTAGCGGACCGTATGCAAGCTCGTGCCGAGAAGGCCGAGGCCAAGTGCGAGGAATTGGAGAAGCGGCTGAATGCCGAAGACGTCGCGCACGGCAACACGATCGATCACCGCGACACGCACGAGGCATCGATCAACGCAATCTGCGCCGCGCTCGGCATGGAAGAGTACGACGCGTCTTGGACGTCGCATAATAATCCGCCGGAACGCGCCATTGAATACATCGAGGCGTTGCAGGGGGAAGCCGAACAACTCACCATCGCCAAGCTGCTGCTCGGACAGTGCGACAATCGCCTGTTTCTCGTCAGCGACTTTGAGATACGCAAGGCCGCGGGCGGTTGGAAACTTTGTCACCCGTTGCACGGCTCGCTCGTCGGCAACGACTTGAAAGCGGCTGTGTATGTAGATCCCGTTAAAGCGGCGCAGCGTGCTAACGAACTATCCCAAAGGAGCCCCCGATGAGCGATAGCGCGCACGAAGTAGTGAAGGCGTTTTATGAGTGGTGGGATGACTACATGGGAACCGCCGTTGTGTTGCGTCACGACGAAGATCATGACACGGCATTTTCTGCATTTGAGGCTGGATACACTTCCAGCCTCTCCAGCCTCGCGACTCTGCGAGCGGAGAACGCGATGCTGCGAGAGGCGTTGGAGCGTGTAGTCAAAGAGGCGTTCAATCTTCCAAAGTGCCAATGCCGCGACGGTGAGGCGTGTTCTACGTGTGAGATTATTTACGTTGCGAATAAAGCACTCTCCACCCTCTCGAAAGGCGCGTGATATGGACGAAAGCAATCATCTGGAACTTGAAACGATAGATGAATGGGACGGCGTGTTTTGGGGCTACAACATGCCACTACAGTTTTGGCGTCAGTCCGACGGAACCGCTCGCGTTCTCAACTACATGCCACGCAAAGAACGGTGTGCGTATTTGGACAAAAGCGTATCCAAGGACGACATGCAGAGGTGTTGCGTAAACACCGCAAAGATTCTTCGTAATCTGGCATCGCTTATTGAAGCGTTTGGTCGTGGAGAACTGGACACGGTTTACTATCCAGACGAATGGCTTCTCGAAGCCGTTCGTCAATGTGAAGAAGACCGAATGGAATCATCCAAAGACAAGTAACCCTTAACCACGAAAGGTCGCCGACCACATGGCAACGGTAGCAACGAAAGAAAAACCGATTCTCTTTTCCGCGCCGATGGTCCGAGCAATCTTGGACGGGCGCAAGACGCAGACGCGACGGATTGTGAAACCGCAGCCGGAATGGAACGGGCTGCGAGGGAACTTCGGCGAGTTCACCTGGGGAAGTCGCGAGATGATTACACCGTACGAAATGCGCAAACTATGCCCGTATGGCAAGCCCGGCGATCGGCTATGGGTGCGTGAGCGTTGGGCCGCGTGGACAACGCCGAGCCACGAGTATCCAGGCGACTGCGATCAGATCGAATGCCCGCCAAGTGAAATGCAAGAGCGGTATGGAACGACGCGACACGATTGCGTTTACTTTGCCGATGGTCCGAACTACTCGAAGTGGCGACCATCAATCCACATGCCGCGCTGGGCGTCCCGCAGCACGCTCGAAATCACGGACGTTCGCGTTCAGCGGTTGAACGAGATTAGCGACGCAGACGCATTTGCCGAAGGTGTCGCAACCGAACGGCGGCGCGAGTCAACGTGGTACGCAGGCAAGGCGAAGGAAATGTTTCGCGACCTTTGGAGCTCCATCAACGGCTCTGACTCATGGGACGCTAACCCGTGGGTTTGGGCTATCACGTTCAAGAAACTCTAACGAGCGGAACGCGAAGAAGGGGAAGAAGTAATGGTCGTACTCGGCCTCGATCCCGCAAACAAATTTGGCTTCGCTATCGGATCAGCCGGCAAGATCATGAAGTTCGGCATGCAAGACGTCGCCAAGCAGGCCACGCAGATGCGATGCCAGAACGTCACCGCTTGCTACGGCTGGCTGCGCAAACTGATCAAGGAGCACAACGTAACCGTCGTCTGCGCCGAAGACGCGGCGGCGGCGTTTAGCGGAGTTCATACGCTCAAGAGTCACGCGCGTTACGCCGGCATCATCGACCTTGTTTGCGAACAACTCGGCATGGAACGAATCGAATCCGTCCATCCGACAAAACTCAAGGCTTGGGCCGCCGGCAGCGGTGCGGCCAAAAAAGAACAGATGGTACGCGCCGCGCGGATGCTCTACGGAATTGACGTAAAAGACGAAGATGCAGCCGATGCCGTCCACGTTTGCGCATGGGCCATGAACGAACTAAAGGTTGCCGAAGTGAAGAAACGCGCGCTTGAAAGCAAAGCGCCGTGGTGACGATCAATTGACGGTTTCGGGCGTTTCGGCAATAACTGGCGTGATGACTGCCCTGTCATTTCCCCCTAGCCCAAGGAACCGCCCATGTCTTCCGTCTCCCCTACTGGTGTTCTCTCGAATCTGCAATTGGTCCGCTGGCTCTTGAGCCAAGGGCAAAACGTGCAAGCCGTGCTCGGCTATTACGACGCGTTTGTCGCCGCCCCGACGGTCCGCGAAAAGTGGTATGACGCCGTGCGCCCGACCGGCGACCTCTTGGCCGATTCCATCGACACGCTTCCCGACTTTCAAGCGAACGAAGTTGTCGCTATGGCCGATGTTCAAGCGGAAGCGATCGGCCGCGGCATCGATTGGTCGAAACTTGTTGGCGCGGCCGAAAAGTTGCTGCCGATCGTCCTCGACGTGATCCTACGTCTGCGGGGATAAGCTCGGCTATGGCTGCGCTCGAAACGATTCTCTGTTTAGTCCCGCCCGTGCTGGCGTGGTGTCTCATTACCGGTAGGTGGGAATAGCATGGAACCGATCTTTCGCAATCCGCCGATCGACAAAGTCGAAGCCGTCGCCATTCAAACGCTCAGCGAGTCGCTGGATTGGAGCGTCAACTTTCTTGGCATCCCGCAACTATGGAAGCAGTCGCAAGGCGAAGGAGTGATCGTGGCCGTGCTTGACACCGGCTGCGACCTCGACCACCCAGACTTGCAAGGGGCGGTGATCGGCGCGAGGGACTTTACCGGTTCGCTCAGCGGTGTGCGCGACCGGTCAAGTCACGGCACTTGGTGCGCTTCCGCAATCGGTGCTCGCAAGAACGACATTGGTTTTTGCGGCATTGCGCCATTGGTTAAGTTGCTGATCGGCAAAGTGCTCGGCGACGACGGCAGCGGCGGCGAAGCGGGCATCATTGCCGGAATCCAATGGGCCGACTCGCAAGGTGCGAACATCATCAGCATGTCGCTCGGCGGTCCAAGCATGAGCACTGCCGTCTTGGCTGCAATTCGAGCGTTTTTATCGAAGCCGCACCGGTTCATTATCTGCGCGGCCGGCAACGACGGACGTGCCAACTCCGTCGGTTATCCGGCTAAGTGGGAAGAGACGGTCGCCGTGGCGGCTATCGACGAGCGAGGCATGTTGACGAGCTTTTCGAGCCGTGGACCGGAGGTTGATATTGCCGCTCCTGGCGCAAACATGATCGCAGCGGTTCCCGTCGACATGGGCAGTTACGCACGCATGTCGGGAACGTCGATGGCGACTCCTGTTGTAGCAGGAGTGGCGGCATTATGCCTCTCGAAGCACTTGAAGGAAGGCGGCCTAACGGAACTTGAGTCGTACAAAGACTTGCTCGCGCACCTTCGCAAGACGGCGAAGGATGCAGGACCGCAAGGCCCCGACACGGGCTACGGCTACGGCATCATCGATCCGGCGAAGTTGCTGGCCGACATCGCACCGGTGACACCGCCCGTGACGCCGACGCCGGAAGGCCCCGACGTGCAGGTGACGGCCCTGGATGCGAAGGGTCAGCGGTGGTTTTCTACCAAAATCGACTGGAAGCGAGCGGGTTAGTAATGCGAACGCTAATCCTGATCGCAACGCACTGTTTTTGGTTTCCGGTGATCGCGCGCATCCTGACGCAGGCTTGCAGCTTTGGCGTGATTGACGCTTCCCAGCGTGCCGCGCTCATTCGGTGCTTTGATCCCACGCAAGTTCACGACTGCTACTAGGAGGCTCCATGTATTGGCTCACCATCCTCGTCGCGATCGGCTTCGGCATTGCCCGCTTGGCAATGCCCGTCGTTTCGGAAGTGCATCGCGAGGATATTTTCAAGGATCTGTCGCATTTGTTCGTGGGCGGCATGTACGGGGCCGGATTCACGAGCTTTTACCTTTGGCGGCATCGTCGTCACGATTTCTGTTGGCCGCCGCGGTTTGATTTGTTCACCGGCTGGGATCTGGCTCGCATTCGGAACTGCCTCTGGATAGGCGTCGCTTTGACCGTCCTCGAAGTCTTCGCGTTTTACATTCACAAGGCGTAGCCGTGATCCAAAGCCTTACAAACTTCTGGCGATGGGTGATCGTCGATGCCGCTCCGGTCGTGCTGGCGTGGCTGACGATCCCGCTCGGCTTGTTGATATTGGTCGTCGTCGCGTTCTTGGTGTGGGTAACGCACGTCGATTGGAGATAGCGTCATGTACGCTTTGATACTCGCGGTGCTAGTCGCCGCCGCACCGCCCCAGCAGTCCGGACCGCAAGGCATTCCGCCGACCGGCGCTGAAATCGAACTCGGCCGTAAGCTGTTCTTTGAACCGCTCTTGTCGGCCGACGGAACCGTGTCGTGCGCATCGTGTCACAATCCGTCGAAGGGCTGGGCGGACGGCCTACCGCTGGCCGTGGGTATCAACGGCCAAGTCGGCACGCGTCATTCGCCGACGATCATCAACGCGAGCTATTCGCCGCTCATGTTTTGGGACGGCCGCACTGTAGCGCCCATCACGCAAGCGCTCTTGCCGCTTTCCAATCCGATCGAAATGGGCCGGCAGTCGGAAGACGACGTCGTGCGCAAGCTCCGGCTACTGCCCGAATACGTTGCCGACTTCGCCAAGGTGTACGGATCGATCGACCCGCAAAGCCTAAGTCCCGTTACCGGCGTACGACTCGCGCGGGCTATTGCCGCCTTTGAAACGACGGTCGTGAGTTTCAACGCTCCCATCGATCGACGGTTGGACGGTGACGAAACGGCGCTGACGCCCGACGCGGAGATTGGTTTTCAGCTTTTCAAGCAAGCCAACTGCATGTCGTGCCACACGCCGCCGCTCTTCACGGACAACGTCATGCACAACAACGGGATGGAATACGCCGGGAAGTTCGCCGTATCCGACTTAGGCCGCGCCGGGATCTTGCCGCAGAATCAACGCACGGCTTTGACGATCCGCGCGTTCAAGACTCCGCACTTGAGAGAGATTCACCGCACAGCGCCGTACAACCACGCCGGCAACTTCGCAGACCTCGACCGTGTCATCCTGCATTACGCGACGGGCGGCGCACGCTACGACGACACGTTCGATCGGTTTATTGATCCGCGAGTCCGAGCGATTCGTACGCTTGGATGGACCGCCGAACAACGCGGTTACTTGCGGACGTTTCTACTCGAAGCGTTCAAGGGAAGCCCATCCCCATGATCCGCCGCACTATCTCCGTCATCGGTTCGCTCGTTTGTCTCGCCGGGTTTTCTCTCGGCACCGTTCACCTATGGAATTCCGGTTGGCTCGATCGCATTGCGCCCGCACCGCGGATTGCCGCGCCGGTAAAAATCGAATTGCTCGGGCCCAAAGAATCGCTCGCCGGCGGCGAAGCCTGGTTCCATGTCGAAGTCGACGGCCCGGCCGGTGATGTTCAATGGGAATTGATTCCGCCGATTCCCGGCGCCCTCACCCCGTCTCTCGACAAGCACAAGGCCCGTTTTCAATCAAGTGAGACGGGGGTGTTTATTGCGATGGTCAGGGTCGCCGGTGATGGACGGCAGGTATCGTCGAGTTACATCGAATTCGAAAATCTCGAAGTGATCGAAGACGTACCCGAATCGCCCGCCGAGCCGCAACCGATTCTCGACATCGAAGCGCTCAAGGCGATGATAATGCCGCAGCAGCAGCCGGCACCGACGGTTACGGAACTGACGCAAGCTGCACTCGGCGAGGTCGACAGCGCCAATAAAGTCGAAGAGTCGCACCGAATCGCCGGCATCGTGAAATCGATCATTCAGCGGATTCAGACCGGGCTAATCGCACCGGACGCCGACGTGACGCTTGAGCTCGAAACGCAATTGGAATTAGCCCTCGGCGAACATGCTCGCCCGTGGGGACTCTTTATCGCTGACGTGCGAGGCATCATCGGAAGCCTGCGCGATCAGGGTCACATCACGACCGCCGCTTCTACCGTGCCGACGCTCACGGAAATTGCGGCTGCACTTTCCAGCGTCCACTAGGAGTTTGCCATGAGAGGTTTCGTTAGTCTGTGTCTCATCGTGTTGGTGGCGGTCTGTGCGTGCGTAGGCTTTGCCGATACCGCGTGCGCCCAGCAATGCAACGTGAACAGCAACGCCTCGGCTTCGGCCAACAGCGCCGCCACGTTGCAGAATCAGGCGATCTTGCAGCAGCTTGCCTTACTGCAATCGCAACAGCGTGCCGTGACCAGTGCCGCCGTCGCAGCACCGCCGCGGATCGTCTCGGTGCCGGTGATCCAAGCACCCGCTACCGCCAGCGCCGTCGCCTCGGCGGGGAGTTTAGCCGTACCGGCGCCGAGCATTGACGCCCTGGCGTTGGCGCAAGCCTTGGCTACGCTGCAGCAGACGGCACCCGTCACATCGTTGGCGTCGGGAAGCTCGTGCGGTGTCGCCAGAAGTCGGTCCGTCAGTCGAGCGAATGCTTTATCTCGATTGGCTACCGTCCTGCAACCTCGCAGCGTGAACGTCGCGAGAAGTCGTAGCGTCACGCGATAGTCACCCGTTGCGCGATTCTGCCCGTCACAACAGACGACATGAGCCGCGCCGACTCGCCCGGTCGGCGCGGCTTTTTCTTAGTTTGAGGGTAGTGCCATGATGCATGGTTTGTCGACAACTGAAGTGCTCGCCGTAGGAACGGCGATCGGCGGCGGGATCGCGACGGCTATCGGGGCGATTGCCAATGCGATTACCAAGTTGCGCAAGCAGCCGTTCGATCAGGCCATGATCATGGTCGGTGCTTTGCAGGCACGCGTTGATGCGCTGGAGTTGGACAACAAGCGATGCCAGCAACAACACGCCGAGCAGCAGTTGGAACTTGGCGAACTTCGCGAGGAAGTAAGTTATCTGCGTCGCGAACTCGAAGAGAAAAACGCAAAGTCCACGGATTCCGAGTAACCATGCCGACGCCACGGTCACAATTTGATTCCGCCGAACTTGAGCAGATCCGCAAGGACATCGAAGCGCTCGGCGGCACGGAAACCGCGAAGAAGTGGAACGTCTCGCGAACGGTGATCTACCGGATTAAGCAGGGTATCTATCCCTACAAGACCCGGGCGGAAATGAAAGAGGCCGCGGTCATTCGCGCCCCGCGCCGCCGCCGCGGCAATTGCCCGGTGTGTAACCTGCCGACCGGCGACCCGTGCCCAATCTGTGCGGCACGGGACGCCGCGGCTCAGGTCTAGCCGTCCGCGCCGACGATCGGCGACGGCTTCTCTTCGGCGGGCTGCTTGGGCAGCTTAACGAGCCCTACGCCGACCACGAACATGCTGGCCGCCGCTCGCGACAATTCGACGAGTGGGGCGAATTCGATCGCGAACGATTCGGGTTCGCTGCCGGGAATTGCTTCGGCCTTCTCTTGTGCCTTGCGCTGCCCGTTGGCATACGCGTCGCACACAAGCCTCGTGTAAATATCCTGCGCCACGCCAAGATGCACGGATTGCGTCAGGTTCTTACGCTCGGCAGCGGCTTGCTCTGCCATGGCGACGCGCATGCCCATTTCGTTCAACTTCTGAGTCATCGATCGGTCCTCGTGCTAAGGGGAAAGGGTCTTCAACTTCGCTTCGCGGCGGCCGAAGTCGGTCCGGCGATTTCTGTATTCGCCTTCCCATCGTTTCGTACCGTTGCCCCTCCGCTTTGCTTCGTCTTCGTGAAGTTTTCGCTTCTCGTCGTAAGTTAAGTCAAGTAGTTCAATCAACTTCTTGGCGTCGGCGGTCCGCGTCGTCCATCGTGCTTTGCGTTCGCCGAACTGAGTTCCCGATTCGGTCTTCTCGCGTTCCGGTCGCGGCGATGTCGCGTCCATCAACGTCGATCCGATCGACTGGCCGTGAACGTCGAGATACTTCTTTCGCTCTTCCGGCTTCGTCATGTCGGGCTCCGGCATCAGCGCCGTCGCGGTGTCTTCGTCGAGTTTCTTTCGCAAGTCGGCAGCGTCTTTGCCGTCCGCCTCGAGGTCGCGGATTTCGTCGACCAGCGGCAGGTAGGTATGGGCGTACCAGCTATTCAAGTGGAAGAGACGGAGCGAACGCTTGTCGTCGAGTCCGAACTTGTCTTGCCGGCTTAGAGCGTATCGCTCGCTCGTGGCGCCGCGGATTTCCTTGCCGAGCCCCAAGCGGAACCGGGCCCGTTCCTGTTCGTCGTTTTCGATGTCGGTCCATTCGTCTTCACGGAGTCCGTAGTCGCTCGTGCGCATCAGGCGGCTTAGGCCCGGAATGGTCGTGTACCACGGGGCGTTTTCTTCCGCACCGCTTGCGCCTCGGAAACGGGACGGTAGCACGTTGTCGCGGCCGGCCCATTTCATCAGGTCGCTAATCACGCCGAACTTGTCGCTTGTCCAAGTCAGCATCATTTTCGAAGCATCCCAGCCGCCGGCCGTCCATTCGTCGCGCGGCACGATTTGCCGCCCGGTGTGATCGACCGGATTCACGCCCGCCCCAAACTGCGACCACTTCCAAATGATGTCGAAAGCCGGGTTCATATCGGGCAGGACGGCGGCTTGTAGCTCGCGGCCCGCCTCGGCGAGCGCCTTGTGGGTACTGCCGCTTTTCGAATCGGAGCCCGCTAGTTCCGCGGCGACGTCGTACATGCTGCCGCCGAGTGCCGAAAGCAAGCGGCCGGTTTCATCCTTCGGAATCGTGAAGAATGCCACCTTGCCGGCGTCCGGCTCTTCTTCGTCGCCGGGCGCGAACACCCAGCCGATCGGAATGCAGTCGTACGAATCGAGGAAGTATTTCGGGATCCGCTGAAACATTGCCGCGATCGCACTGCCGAACAATCCGCCGAGTGCCGCGCGATAGGTCCACGTCGGGATTACGTTAATGGCCATGGCTCGCCACCACCAACCGGCGGCAGTCTTCGGGTTAAACGCCAGATGGGCGTCTGCTTGGAGCCCGTTCCACTTCACTTTCGAATACATCCAGATGGAGTTGGTCACCGCCGTGGCCAGGCCGCGTTGTTTGTAGTCGGGCGTGCCGACGTACTTACGCACGATATGGGCGGCTTCCCGTGCGCCGAGACCCTTCTTGGTGAGTAATTTGTATGCGGCGACTTTCGTGATCGTTTCTTGGAAGACGCCGACGCCTTCGACCATGTTGCCCATGATTTGCAAGGCACGGCCGACTTGCGATTTCGCTTCGGCTTCCGCAATGCCGTGCTTTTCGAGCAGTCGTTGATACTGCCCCTTGTCGGCGTCCTCGAGGTCCATTTCCGCAAACGGCGTATCAAGCGCCTTCGTCTGCATCATTTCGCGGAGCAACGCATCGTCAATGCCTAAGGCTCGGCGCTTCGATTCCGGCATCGCCTTGACGTATTCTTCGATGATTTCCGCCATGGTGATATTGATGCCCTTTGCCTTGGCCGCCGCCGGCAGGTTGACCAGCGTGCGCCGCAAGTCTTTGAACGGGTTGGCCGCTTGAAAGCCGGGGGCCAGCGACACGTAGAGCGGGTGAAAAATCTTGTAGACGATCGATTGCACGACGACGCCCATGTGCGCCAAGCGGCCGACGTCGTGAGACTTGAACGACGTTGCGATTTCCTTCGGCACGGCATAGGCCCGCGGCTTGCCGTCTTCGAACACGATCACGTATTCCATTCCGTCCGGCGCCGGCTTGGCGGGTTCGCGTTGGCGATAAGGGATCGGCGTCGGAATCGCTTCTTGCGGGAATTCGCGGAGCAACAAGTCGCGTACCGCCACCTTGGCGTTGTTCAACTCGATCATCCGGTTGACCGCCATAACCTTCATTACGGTCGCGTCGAACGGATTGGCGATTTCCTCAAACGTGCCGACTTGCTGCTTGATCGCCGGGGTGACGTGATCTTCGAGATACTTCACGACGGCGAACGCCGCATAGTTGTTTCGATTCGGACGGATCGTATTGTCGAACGTCGATTGGCTGTAGTAGCCCGCGGCAGTGGCCTTGGCGGCGACGTCGTACACGAGTTCGTGAAACCGCTTGGCGGCGGCTTCGAGCGCGGCGAATTGCTTAGCCCCTAGTCGCTTCTCGAGGTCGGCAAGCTGCTTGGCCGATTCGGTCGCGTTGAAGCCGAGCGGATTAGCGATTTCGTTACGCTCATTGAGCACGCGCCGCAGGAACAAGTATTCGCCCAGGTCGTCGCGGCTCATCCCCTCGTCGAGCAGCGGCTTATGGACTTCGGACTGCACGTCCGTGAGGAAAACGTGGTTCGGATTATCCGAGCGGAAAAATTCATCCATGATGTATTCCGCGTTCTCGGCTACGCGAACATTGCCGCCGGCCTTCTTGACCTTTGCCACTCGCGTGTTGATCGGCTGGCGCGAGTTCAATAGGTACTGCCCAAGGAATTGTTTGACCGTGTCGATGATCGACATGCGGGCCGCTCGTGCGGCGGTCAGCGATGCGAGAATCTTTTGGTCGCCGTTGTCGAACATTGCTTGAATGTTCTCGCGCCGCCGCGCGGCAACGGTCGCATCGTCGCCGGCCAGGATACTTTGAAGCTCAAGGAACGCGTTGAGAAATTCCGGCTTCTTGTCGACGTATTCCATGAACCCGCGCCAGAACTCCGGCGCCATGGCTTGCAAGTCTCCCGGGCTGTTGAGCAGCACGCTCAGCGCGTCGGCGTAAAGTTCGACGGACGACTCGCGATACTTGATGTGATCTTTCGGAGCGTTGGCCTTGTCGTACGGCCGCCACCATTCCGACACCGCAATCAATTCCTCGGTGACGGTCTTACGGCTTAGGAGTTCCCGTTTGCGAATCTCTTCGGCGACGAGCTCTTCGAGCTTGGCCTTGATGTCCGCCGCCGACGTCTTCCCCGGGACGGTCTGCTTGATCTTCTTGCCGGTCTTCGTGACGACTTCCGTGGCGAACTGTTTGAGTTGATCGGCGACGATGCCCTTGGCCGCTTGCCGGATGATCGATTTTTTCTCCGCGGCCGACGCGCGCTTGATGTAGGCAATGAGTTCCGGACTCAGGTTCGACGTGTCGAGCGAGTTCCACACGGCCAACACGTCCGCGGGCGTGATCGGCATGGTCTGCCGAATCTCTTCGTCGATTTCGATTTCGGCCGTGGTCGACGCGAGCTTCTTGGCTTCCTCGCGCAACCGCTTTTCGTCGTCGGCGGTCAACGGCCCCGGGCCCCCTTCCTTGCCGGCCATGAACTCCTTCATGTAGTTCCGGAGCGATGCGATGCGGCCGAGAATGTTCCCTCGCCCCATTTGCAGGTCGGGCAGGTAGTCGATCAGGTGACCGATTTCGTGGGCCAGCGTCTCGGCGACGTCTTGCTCGTTCTGCGGCAAGTCGGCCCGAATGAAGATGTCCATGAACCGCGTGCCCGGCTTGTATTGGAATCGGCCGAACGCCGCCCCCATGCGCTTCCGGATTTGCGGCAGCTTTCCAAGTAGCTCCCGTGCCAGGTGAATAAGCTCGGGCATCGGCAGCGGTTTGAGCACTCGCGGCCCCAACTTCCCGGCCGCCGACGCTTCCAATCCCCCACCATACGGGCGTGCGTTCGACCCATCGGGGCGCTTCGACGGCTCTGCGGACGCCTCGGACGCATTAGAACGCGTTGCACGGGGTACCTTGCCGAAAGGATTCGGACGTCGAGCGGACTGCCCGGCGCTCGTCTCCGTCGAAGCCGCGGCCTTTGCCGATGACTCCTGTGTATTCTTTCGGAACGGATTCGGCCCCTTACGGCTCGGCTCGGCGGAATCTTGGCTCTGGAAGCCTTGCCCAGCTTCCGCCGGCTTATCCAAACCATCAAATAAGTCTTCTTGGCCGGGCAGTGCGTCCATGCCGGAGAACATGCGACGTTGCTCCCCTTCGGCGTTGTCAAACTTCTGCGGACCGGTTGCCTTGCCCGACTCGCGTTTGAGCGTGAAGGGGCTGTCGACCTTGACCCGCTCGGACCGGGTGACGAGCCGATCGAACACGGTTTGCATGGCTCGGGAGATATGCACGTCGATCGGGCTACCGGTGATTGACTTGTAAACCGACCGGAGCCAATCGCTCAGTTTGGCGAACAGGGTCTTGAGGGCGGGGTTCGGTGCGGCCGCTTCCGTCAGGTACCGCTCGAAGCCACGGGCGAACTTCTCTTCGGCCTCCTTCGACCATTCGCCGTCTTTGACGCCGGCCCACTGCTCAGCGGCGGCAATGTCCTCGTCGGTGATACCCGCACGGTTCTCGGGAGCAACCGACCGATTGAGCAATTGGCGACGTGCTACGTGCGCGATCTCGTGAACGCCGGTCGAGACGTTGGCCGACTCGAAGCCACGGATGATCGCCGTGCCGTCCTTGGTGAACTCGACCGCGCCGTTGCGGCCCTGGTAGAGCACGTTGGTAATTTCTACGTCGGCGTCGTCGAAGATGACGTAGTTGTGCGAGCCTTCGCCTTGCGAGCGGGAGGTGCCGTCGAGGTATTTGATGCCGCGAATGCCAAGGGATTTTAAGTATTCGGAGGCTGCCTTTTCTCCATCCGAACGACCGCCACGCTCTTTTGCGAGCGACATATACAGGCTCTCGCCAATCTTTGGCAGGCCGCCGTCACTAAGGCGTCTCCATATTTTCATGGCAGCATCTTTGTCGATGCCAAGCCTGTCTTTCGCGAAGTCGGCCCAACTAAGCAGGTTCGGCGGGAGTTTCTTGCCTTCCCTGAGTCGCATGTATTCGTTGACGACTCGCGATTGGTCGCTGTTCTCGTCTTGCGACATCAGCCCGGCGTCGATTAACGCCTTCCGCACCTTCTCGCTCTGCTCGCTCAGCGGCCTGTCCCACAGAAGGTATTCGTCCTCGGCGGGCTTGAGGTCGACTTGATAGAGTTTTCCATCGGTCTTACGGCGGAACTCCTTGATAGCCTCGCGAAGCTCCGGCGACGGATCAAAGTCGTCAAGATGATGAAACGCTTGGCGGATCGAAAGCAGCGGGTGATCGAAGCCTAGCCAATCGTTCTTTTGCAATTCAACGACTACCGGCCACTGGTCATCAGTGAAGTATTCGCGGTAGTTTTCGATAGCCTCATCGGGATATTCGAAGCCGAACGCAGTTTCGATGTTTTCGCGCAGGTCTTCGACGCTGTTCTTCTTGGCGAGCTTGTCCTTGTACCAGCGGGCAACCTCTTTATTCCCCGCAAAGTAAAGTCCCCAGCCGTACGCTTGCGCACCTTCGCCGGTGCCAACGTGCTTCGTGCTGAACTTATCAACGGTGTGCGGCGTTCCGTGGTACGCAGCCTGGTCAAGCGCATCGGGCCCCGGTTGCCCGCCGGCGGCTACGGCAATCTTCTTGACGTCCAGACCGATCGCGTCGGCCAATGCGTTCACCGCTTCGGCCTGGTCGTCGGATAGCTTAAATGCACGCTTGAGCGATTCGATACCGAGTGGTTCGGCCTGCGGTTCGTTCGCGTTCCCGAAGTCGAAGCCGGTATCACCCTCGGGCATCGTGGCCCCGACGAGGTCGGCGACTTCGCCTAGCTTGTCGAGGATTTGTTCTTCCGACGCGCGGACGTACGGATCGTCGAGCGTGGTGTCTTTGTTCAGGTCCGTCTCGACTTGGTCCCGGGCGTATTCCGCCAGGCCGTCAAGATTGCCGTCGGCTACGCTGCGTTGTGCCGCGGCAATGGTCGTGCCCCGCTCGGCCTGCGGGGTGAGCAGCAATTGGACGATGGGATCCGGCGGCCGTTTATCTTCGCCCCGTTGCTTGGCCGGGTTCGTACGCTGATCGAGTTCGCCCGTCAGGATCTTGACGATGCGTTCCTTTTCGTTCTCGACTTTTGCGCCGGTGTCCGCTCCGGCGTCTTTGATGATCTTATTGAGCGCCGTAGCCGTTTCAGCGGATTCGGTTTCGCCGAGCAGCCGATGCGCTTCGTCTTGAATGCGCGACCGTAGTTCCGGATCGACTTCGTGCAGCAACGCGTACTTGACGTTGTCGCGATTGACGTTGCCCGCGGCAATTTCTTGCTGGGCCTGGGCGCGCTCGGCTTCTTTTTCACGCTTCGTCATCGTTTCCTGTTGCGCGGACTCGGCGCGGCGTTCGGCGTCGGCCGCCGCCTTGAGCCGTTGATACACCTTGTCGTCGTCGCGCTTCTGGAATCGTTTCTTGTCGTGGTACCGATTGCGAATCGTGTAATCCGACAACGCCATGCGGGCTGTGCGCGGGATGGACTTCGCCGGTTTCGTTACCGCTTCCGGCGCCGGCGATGTAGCCTTGCGACTGTCAGAAGCACGGCGTTTCACACGCAAGCGGCTAAATGTACGCCTGCCTCCGGGTTCACGAGAGCTTAGATTGGCAAGAATACTGCTCAGTGACCCAGGAATGAAGTTTCGTGAGTCACTTTCAATGACATTTCCAGACTCGTCCTTTTTTAAGGCGAGCTTTCCGTTAGCTTGGTCTTCAATCACCCGTTCTTGAGAACTCGCAACAGAGCCGTCATCCTCATACACTTGCTCTATGACGATGGTATCACCGTCCTCCAGGGATGCGTCAAGCGACTCCAACGCTTCTCTGCTTTCCCTACTGGCCTGATCGGCCGCGTCCTCCCTAGACATGCCACTGTCCATCAGTTCCTTGACGCGCCCCCTCAGCCCGCCAATTTTGCTTTGGCGAAGGCTTTCTTGTGAAAACTTGTTAGCGACAGTTTCTGCCGGGTGAGTAGTCGTTACCGTTACCGCTTCCGGCGTTGAAGCTGCTGCCGGCTCAGGCGGTAGAACTTGGGTTTCGGCGGGCGACGGGGTTTTGCTTGCATCGGTCGTGCCTTGGGTTTGCTCGGGAAACAACGCCTTGACGAACGCCGCCCGCTGTTCGGAGTTGCCGCGTTTCAGACCGAGCGAATCCATCATCGCGCGGGTAAGCGGTTGGCCGGACTTCGTTGCCTCAGCGACACGCTTCACGAGCTCGGGGTTCTCGATCGCCCATACGGCCGCCTGGTCCGACGTCGTCGGCAGCGGTTGCAACTTGCGAAGCGGATCCGCCTTGGTCGGCTCCGGCGTCGGAGTTTCGCCGCCCCCCTTCGTTTCACCGGCAAGCCGTGCGATGGGAAGCTCGGCCGTGTTGCCGTTGGTTTCCGCCGGCAGGACTTGCGGCCGAATGATTTGGTTCGACCAGGGAACTTGCGGCGATGCCTGCGCGAGTCCGTTGACGTTGTTCGCGCCCTCGAGGTCGGCCGGGATGAAGTCGGTCGTGTCCGTCGTGGCGGCGCTCGGCGGGGGAAGAATCGGCAGCGCGGGCGGGCCTTGCTGCGGCGTCGGTCCGGCGGCACCGGCTGCTGCGGCGGCAGGCTGATCGCCGGGGGCCGTTTGCTGCTGACCCGGCTTGAGACTGCGGGCCATGTCGGGAGCGTTTCGCGCTCCGGTCATCATGCCGGATTGCACGAACGACTGCGTGATAATGTCGGTGAGCTCTTCCCCTGTGATGATTGCCCGCTCCGGATCGACGCCGGACAACTTGGCCGTGAGGTTCTGCCCGATCGCCGTCGAGACTTCTTCGGGAATTTCCTCCACACCGCTGACGCCCGATTGCACGGCGACGCGTTTGAGGATTTCGCCGAACGTCTTGCCGCCGACGGCCCCGCGGGCGAACGCTCCTTCGACGCCGGGGATCTTGAGCGCCTTAGTGAACACGAGCGACGTACCGGCTTCCCACCCGGCTTGCGCCATCGCGTATTGCGTACGCTGCTCGCCGCGGAGCCCCGCATCGGTCGCTTCGCGGTAGGCGTCGTCGTATTGCGCAATACCGGCGGCCAGCGCCATGAGCGTGCCCGTGCCGCCTGTGACGGCGCCGACGGCCGCACCAGCCGCCATCGTGCCGGTCGAATCGGCGGCCTTATTCATCACGTCGCCGACGAAACCGCCCTTGTCTTGCACAACGTCGCGGAAGGCTTGGCGGTTACGGCCGACTTCGTCGAGCGTTTCGTTGGAGACGAACGGATTGAGAATGCGATTCAATCCGGACGATACCGATTCAACGCCGGTCGCGAAGCTCTGGCCGAATCGCCCCATTGGGCTGTCGGATACTTGGGACTCTTGAAACTTCTTTCGCGCGGCCGCGTCTTCGTTCTGCAATAGGCTTTCGACGGGGATGCCGAGATTCGTCGCGTAGTCACCCCGCGTTTCGCTCGGCACGAACGCCGTCGGCCGTTGATCGCTGCCGGCCTTGTTAAGTGCCAGCGGGGGATTGGAGTCGCCGCGCTCGACTTGCTTGCGCTCGCTGACCCAACGATCGTAACCGCCCTCGGGCATGATTTCCTTGAATTGATCCATCGCCTTCTTGGCGAGCGGCAACGCCAGCCGCGGCGAGCGCTGCTTGGCAGCGAGATAGTTTTCGTAGTCCTTCATCGCCGACGCGAACTTCTCGGGGTTGCGTCCCTTGAGCAATTCCAACGTCTCGCGGTTCCGCGCGAAGGCTTCGACTTCCGGAACGTCCGCAGTTTGAGCCGGCGTCTCGCCGGTGTCCCGTTTCGTGGCGGGTTGATAGGTTCCGGTGATGCGATACTTTCCGGTCGCCGGATCCTTTTCAAGAATGCTCGGGCGATACCGATGCCCGTTCTTTTCGAGCCAGGCGTCGTACCCTTCTTTGCCGTAGAGCCATTCGTCGCGTTTGCTCGGGCGCTTCGGCACCGCAGCCGGAGCGAGAAGAATGCGATTGTTCGGGTCTTTCTCGGTCGGTGCCGGGTAGCTGATGACGTCGGAGCGATAGCCGTTGTCGTGCGTGAACTGGTCGACGATCGGCAAACCGCGTTCGCCCATCCAGTCGACGGTGCGCTGTTTGGGAGCGACGGCCGCCAGTACGTCCGGCTTCCAATTCGGCGGCTGTTCGGTGATGGATGCGCCGGCGACGCGAAACCCGCCGCCTCCCGTGGTTTGCTTTGGCGGAGCGGTGGGTATGACGAACGGCATGGTTTTTGGTCCTTAGCAGGCATTCGGACAATTTGGATTTGTCCGAGTAATTAGTCCGAACGATTTGCAGGCAAAAGCACGTAATTGCAGCGAAAAGCAAGGGGATGTTTTTCGCGCGGACTAATTCGCGTCGATGTCCGCGCTATTAGTTCGCGCGTCGTTTCCATGCAGCGCGCGCCAAACTCATCACCTGGCGCGCGCGTAGCGCACACGGCAACTGCAAGAATGAACAGTTTGCCTGAATGCACGCATCACCCCCTACCGTGATGGTCCCGGCGGCTCAAGTTTCCGTCGCTGCCCCTGCTTGTCGATGATCCACGTTCCGACGGGCACGACTCGCTCTAGATCGTCCCACGTTTCTTCGTCTGGCGCATAGATGGGGTCTTCGAACGTGCCGCCGTTGGGCGACATCATTTTCGCAAGCGTACGGTACTCGCCTTTGGCGTTCTGAGAAAGAATCATCAGAGCGTTGCCGTGCGGAGTGGTGGCAATACTTTTCCCGTGAACCTTGGCGGTGATAATCGGTGTCGTTTTCCCGTCTTGCGACGGAACATGCTTTTCGACAGGAAGCTCGTGTCCGTCGAATTTGTATGTCTCGCCGGTGTTCTGGTTGCCGGTTGCCGCCCCGGTTGCCGCCCCGGTTGCCGCGTTGCGAAACGGGTTCGGCTTGGTGACGGTCGTTGCGTTGACGGGCGGAATTGCCTTGGCTCCCGCGTTAATGGAATTGAGCAAGTCACTTCCACCGAGCGCGACGGGAGTTCCGGCGGGAGCGGCGAACGGATCGATCTTGATTTCAGACGCTTCGATTTTCGGAGGATGCAGGCGGTTGAATATCTCGTCTTGCGCCTTTAGGTGAGCTTCGATTTCCTGGGGCGTAGGAAAAACGGTTTCGTCTTCCCCGTTTACGGTCTTTGTTTTGCTCAGCGCCTTAATGGACTCGTCGTATCGCCGCTGAAACAACTCACGCTGATTGATCGGGTCGGGCGTCGCGCTCTTTGCCGGCGTCTTCACGTCGGCCGGATCGTAGATTTTTTCCAGCTTTCCGGTCTTGGGGTTGGGGGCGAAGATCGGAGCGTTTTCAGGCGCTCTAGTATCGTTGATGGGGTGAAACTCGCCCGTAAGCGGATTGAGTCGCATTGCCGTCGAATTGGCAATTTCAATGGGTGTCTGCGGCTGCTCCGACGGAGGAATCATCACCGGGCGAATGGACGCTAGTTCGGTGGTCAATTCCGCTTGTAAGGCGGCGCGCTCTTGCGGGGTCATGCGTCGATCACGACCGATTTGCGAAATCTGCTGCTTTAATTGCGCAGCATATTCCTTATCTCCCTTTTGATATTGCAGGATTCCGACACGTTCGCCCTCTTGCATTGCCCAGGGCTCGTTGTTCTGAATCCCTTGGATTAGGCGAGCGCGTTGCGATTGGTCCGGCGTCGGCGGCGGCGCACCCGGTCCCGGCGGTTGACCGGCGGCAACGGCTGCGGTCGGGTCTTGCGGCTGCGCCATTTCCGGCGCGAACTTCGGACCGTGCTGCAGTCCCCAATTCCGTTGATCAAGATTGGCGCGGTGCTCGGCGTTGCTCGCGTCCAGGCCGGCACTCGCCTTGAGCCGTTCCATCGCGGCCTCATCGCTTGCCTTCGCAAGCGCCTGCCGATTTTGAAACTCTTGCGTCGCCTGGGAAGCGTCGGCACCGGTTTGCAACTGCGCCAAGCCGTAGCGGAACTGCCGATCGGCCTGGTTGTCTTGGCCGGCCTGCGCCATTTGCTCGCGCCGCAATTGCTGCTCGGCGGCAAACTGCTGCGCCTGTTGTAGTCGGCGCAGCGAGTCCATGATGTTCTCGCGCTTCACCACGCCGGCCGACGCCGAGCGCGACACTGCGGCGAGGTCTTCCGGACTGACGGCGTATTGAACTCGAATCGACATGGCGTTCTCCGACTAGACGAGCCCGCCGGCCCACTGGTTGTTTTGGTTGAAGTCGCCCACTCCGGAAGTGGGTCGCTTGTTCGCGTTCTTTTTCATGTTGCGAAGTTGACCAAGCGTCGGCCCGCTGCTGCGCCGCGAAGACGGAGCCGGAGCGAAGTTGCCGCCGAACCCTGCGCCAAGGAAGTTGCCCAAGCCGCCCATGCCGTAGCCGAGCGCGGCCGCGCCGTCGTTGCCAAGCCACCCGCCGCCGCCGCCACCGCCGCCGCCGGCATCAACGAGGCCGTCGAGATTACCCGCGCCCTCGAGTTGCGCCAGTTGAATCAGTTGATCGTAATTCGGCCCGACGTCTTCCTTGCCTTGCAGCCAGTCCAATCGCATTCCGAGCTTTGCCTGTTCGTTCTGCTGATCGGTTTGCCGCTGGCGGTAGACCATGTCGGCGGTTTGGTTGGCCGCGTTGCGTGCCTGCACGCCGCCCGACACCGCCCGCGTGTTAAGAGCCGTCGAAGTGTTGTAGATGCCCCGAGCCAGAGCATCGGCGTCGGACGTTTCCATGGCCAAGCGGCCGGCGGTCTTGCCCGTCGTGGCTCCCGATGCTCCGGCGTACGGGATATAGCCCAGCGTGTTCGGCGCGGGCTTGTTCGGATCGGCCGCGGGCAGGTTGCCGTTGGGATCGAGCCCAAGCAGGGAGAGCCCGTTAAGGTACCGCCCCTGGTTGGCGGCGTTGGCCGCGTCCATTTGCTGTTGGAATTGCTGGGATAGCCGTTGGAGCGACGACATTTGCGTGCCGGATTGCGACGGCGAGATTGCCGTACCGCCGCCGCCCCACAGGTTACGGCCGGACTGATCGACGTAGCTGCGGTCGCCTTGCAGCTTGAACGTATTAAACAGCGGTTGGCCGCCGTCGGCGATGTATTGGCCGTTGCCTTGAAGTTTGTACGTTGCCATGTTGCCCCCAGCAAAGATTATGACGCCGGCGTCATCTTACCTAAACAGCGGCGGAAGCGTTATCGAAGCTCGACGGCTGTTCGATTTGGTCGCAGTCGCAGCACGCCGCCGGCACGATGCTATTGACCGTCGCTTCGACCGGGTTGGCCGTGCAAAAGCTCTTTTTTCCGCAGCATCGTACTTCGATTTTGCAGTCGCAGGCTTCGACGGTAATTCGCGTGAACGTCAAGCCGCGATGAATACACGGTAGTTCGGTGAACGTCTTTGGCTTGTCCACTGGCTTCCCGGTGCAATTATGCTGCGCAATGCGGAGCCCCCAAATTTCAGCTTTACAGACGGGGCAGAAGTACCACGGCATATCGCCGCGGGCGGTTTTCTTCACCGCTTGGACTTCTTGCCCGCCAGGCCCTTTGATCATTTTGGGTTGCCAACTCATTGCGGGTTTCCCTCCACGAGAACGCTAGTAGGCGGGAAGCAGAACTGCGTGCCGGATTGGTTGTACTCCGACAGAGGAATAGTCAGCGAGAACGTCGGTGTCGCCTCGCCGGGAGTGCCGCAGTCCATTGGGGCACCACCACCGGCAAACTCAACGTCTCCGCTAAGTGTCGATGAGTATGTGGAGTACGTCTCGGAATAAAACGCTACGTACGTCATGTGCCATTTGTTGTCGGTACCAAAGTAGATTGCAACGCTAGGGCCGACAGTACCTCCACTATAGAAAGCCACCCCGGTGCAGCTTGCGCCTAGGCCGGTTTTTGGATACGGTTCAGACCAGAAGCAGACTGATGTTCCAGCCTTGGCGTCAAAGGCTTGCCCTGGCGGCTTGAACGTCGAGTTCCATGCGTCGGCAGGGTACGAATACCGATTAACGCCGTCTTGCATCGTCGACACGACGCCGTCCATGTCGGCGCAGGTGGTGCATAACATGGCGTCGGCAATGGCGGCACCGATGTGCGTCAGCACGAACTCCATTCTGCGACCGCAGTACGGAGTGTTCGAGCAGAACAGCCCGCAGATGCAACAAAAGTCGCAATCGCTCTGATCTTGCTGGCCGAGCACGAGTGTCATGGTGGAACGCCTTCCGTCAAGCAGTCGTCCGTCACATCAGCCTGCCAAGTTCCGTCGTGATACTTTCGCGCACCTACTCGCTGATCGCCGGCAATGTACCATCCGTCTTTGACGAAGTACCCGCCGATTTCCTGCGTGCCGCCGCCGACGAGATTGAGCGTCGCCGTGCCGTCTCTAACCAACGGCCCCGCTAATATTCCGCGTATGGATAAGGCGCGTACAACGCTCGTAGGAAAGACGTCTCCGGCTTTGTAGATGAGGTACTGTACCGGAATTGAAGGCACGGGATCGCCGTCGTTGTCGTCGATGATTACGGCCAGCGGCGCGACGATCGAATTATTGTTCTTCGCGACTTTATCGAGTTCCTTGCGCAGCGGCGCGGGAACGCAATTCGGAAAGCTGACTTTAAGTCCTGCCGGCATGGTTAAACCCTTCGAGTGCCCGCCATATCGAGGACAACGCGAATCGATTCGAGGCTCACATGCCGCCCGGCCGTCGAGCCGACAATTTCGAACATCACCGCACCGCCGCGAACGCGCGGGTACATGCTATAGCTGTCGCCGGCCGGCAAGGCGAATTGCTCGGGAGTCTGCGTAGTCAGAGCGTCAACCGCTCCCTGCGCCGTCTTGGCGTAATACACCTTCAGCGTGGCCGGCGCGGAGTCTTCGCCGAGCTTGACGCGAATTTCCATCGTCGCACCGTAGCCGTAGCTATCGATGCCTAACAGAACCGGGCCGATCGCGACGCGAAACGATTGGGCCGCGTCGGCGTCGTTGTGCGCAGTCCACGAGAATCGCCGAATGCTTCCGGCGGATCCGCCCATCAATACGCACGAGTCCTCGGAGTCGGGCATCGCGACCCAACGTAGGAAAGTAGGGTTGCCGTCGGTCGACGCAAACAGGATTGGAAAGAACGCCTTGGTGTCCGGTCGATAGAAGTAGTGAACCACTCCCGACGTGGCATCGATCGGCGTCAAGGTGATCCAAATGCCGCGATGGTTTTGGTCATATTCCATCGCGACGGTGACGAGTTCCGGATTGAGGTTTTGGAGCTCGAGCGGAAGTTTGTTGCGGCTCACCGGCTCCGGCTCGCACGCCAGGCATTGCGGCGTAGCCATATACATGCCGTCATGCCCGATCCAGTACGTTTCCCCGCCAGGTCCGGCGCACCACGACGAGATACTAAAGAGGCTCGTGCGATGCGACACCGCGTCGACGCTGCCGCCGGAGGGCGGCGTGCCGGACATGATAAAGAGCGAGTTGCGGCACCCGAAGAGCACGAGGTCTTGCGAATACTCCATCATCGAAACGACGACGTCGCCGACGCGCCCGGCGTTCGGATTGCCGCCCTTGAACGCGGCGCCCGCTCCGGTTTGATTGAACAGCCAATCGCCGGGTTGACCGAGCCCGCTGCCGTAATACTCATTGGGATCGAGGGCGTCCGCCGATAGCAAGATGCGGTCGCCAGTCTTCGCGATCGACTTGCAGCCGCACGGGACGGTGCCGCGGATCAGCGCATACGATGCACCGCTGCCGATCGTCACGGTGGTGTCGATGAGCGTCCATTGGGTATCGGTGTCGAGCGTATCCACGGCGTACCAAATGCCGCTGTAATACATGAACGCGCCTTCGGTCCAATCCGGAGCTTCCGCTCCGGTACCGGAAAGCGTCACCACGCCGTCGGTGACTTCGATGGTCCCCGTCGAATACGTGTCGGACGCCCAGGCGGTGAGCGTATCGGCGACCGGGTCGAAAATCTTCGGGCCCCGCTCGATACGGAACGTCAAGCCCGTGGCGTTGATCGCGCGAGCGATGGTAAGGCTTCCGCTGGCCAGGGCCGTGATCGGATAGATGCCGGCAGAACCGGTCGGCGACGTGACGTGTACGACGAAGTTGCCGAAGTAGGTGTCGGTTCCCGTGCTGCTCGAGAGAATCGTCGTCCAATCCGCGTACGTCGCCGAATCGAACGTCGTGCCGCTCGTGACTGCCCCGTCGGTTCCGGACGCCAGCGGCTCGGAGTTATCGGCGATGTAGAGCTTTTGGCCGCGTTCGACGGCTTGCAGCGTGCGATCAGCGGCGAGCCGAAGGTTGGACGCCAGGGCTTCGAAGCGAAAGAACCAATTTTTGTCGCGGAGAATTTGGCCGTTCTGCACAACGACGGTGATCGGCCGCAGCAACTCGTACGCGGCGGTCTTGTTGTATTGGGCCATGAAGCGGCCGACTTGCACGCGTCCGGCCGTGGTGGTCGCCTTGAGTCCGAACCCGAAACGATTGTTGGTCGACGTGCCCGTGCTCGTGGCGGTGGAGCCTGCGGACGCACCGCGCCAAAACGCTTCGATCGTGTCGTTGGTTCCGCCCTTCGTCCATTGAACTTCGAACCAGCCTTCTTGCGCGACGGAATCGGCGGCCGGCGTCCATGTCACCAGCGGCGAAACGGAGCCGTCTTTGTAGAGTGCGATCGATACGGTTCCCGCACCGGTGATCGTCATTCGCGCTTCCAGCGACGACGCGATGTCGGGGCTGGTCGCCATACGGAAGTAGATCGAATAAACGCCGTGGTGAGCGTCGAGATACGGCAGCACGTAGATTCCGAGCACGTACGTGTCGTTCGTGGCCGACGTCTTCATGTCGGAGATTGCAGCATGTACCAATGCCTTTTGTTCCGTGGCGTCGCCCTTATTGCCGATGACCTTGCTGCTGCTGATCGTCGGAGCGGTCGACGTTAGGCCGGTGATCGACGACGTCCAGCGCGAGGAAGGAAACGCACTGTAGTTGAACGAGTCGGATTTGTAGGCGAACGTCGAATCAGCCTTCTTTACGGTGACCGAGTGAATCAGTCGCACCGCTTGCGAGCCCGACGTCTTGTAGAGCCGCATGGAGCCGGGGCGCGAACCGCCGCGTTCTCGCTGTTGCAGACTATCGAGCGGAAAGAAGTTTGCGGCGTCCGGCGTCGTGAACGGCTTCTGAGCTTGAAGCGCTACGGAACGGTCGAGGCCGCCAAGCGGCGGGAGAACGGATTTGAGTTGCGGGTTGGTCATGTCGCACGCCGCGTCCTAACTAATCGAGTGCGTGATTTCCGGTGCTACTCGCCCTTCGGATTGTCCGCGACATTACTTGAGCCGATGGACGCAGCCAACTTGGCGGCGGCTTCCGCGTCAATCGCGGCCTTCTTTTCGGCGACTTCTGCGGCAATGTCGACCGGGCTCAGCGCTTGATTGGCGGCCAGTGAAAGCACGCCGCACGCTTGTTGCAGCAAGTGATTCTCGATCACGCTTTTCTCAAGCCCTTCCTTGTCCAGTTGCGCGTCGGCCGTGAACGTAGCGGTGACGGTGACGGCGCGGGTTTTCTTGTCGTGGGTGATTGATACGGACATTTGCGATTCCTTTATTACGGAGCGTCTTGAAGTTCCATGAACGAGTTTGCGTAGACGGTTACATTCGCTCCCCCCGCATCTGAATCTTTGGCGACTCGGGGGATGAACGTACCTGCGGCGTCACAAACGAAACCAACGGTCACTTCGATGCAATAAAAGTTAGTGTCGAGTGCCGCTGTTAGGTTTATTGGTGCTGAAAGAGATTCAGCGTGCATGGTTCCTGCCGTAGCACCGCCCGCATTTCCCGTGACGGCAGCTTGAAAGCTCGTCATGGTTGCCGTACCGCCGTTGAAGTCGATCTTGAGTCCGTCTCCGGCAGTATCATTCGACACAAACAAAACGAGCTTGCCGGTGTATTTGCGACCGGCGATGAGCGTCGCGGATAGTCCGGTGATATTTGCGAGAGTCGTACCTGCGTTGGTTACTGCGGAGCTTACGCGAGACAAGCCGCCCGTGTTTTGTAACCAACCGCCCCCGGTACTTCCGTCTCGAATTGCAAGCACCTTCGCTGCAAGTCGCAAGTACGAAACATCGGGAGCAGTATTAAGTACGTTGCTTGAGAATCCGAAGTGGGAATTACCAACCGAGATTTTTCCACTTCCTAATCCGTCACCTAGGCCAATTCCACAACCAGTGCCTCGCAACTCTAAAGTCCCGCTGCTATAGCCCATGATAGTGGAACTTGTCGAACCGAATTGTACGGTTACGGCACTTGGAATCGTGAGTTTGCCGGTAGAGTCAAACCGATAGCCCACCGCCGGAAGCGTCACGATCACATGCTTCGTTCCAGCCGATAGATTCACCGCAGAGCCGCCGTTGCTCGAAGCAAGTACCGTTGTACGAGCCAGTGTCGTACCGCTGGAAGCGTAGGTTCCAATGAACACTTCCCACTCGCCGGTCGGATTACCGGCAGCGTTAACGCCGTAGACGCAGGCGTAGCAAGTGTTGCCGTTGCCGATTGCGGCGAACGTCTGAAAGCCAGCCACCGCGCCGCCGAGCGTGAGCGTGCCGGTGCCGGTGGTCGTGGTGGTTTCTTTGACGCGGTCAGCTACTAGGAATGCCATGATCTACTATCCCGAAAAGGTTGATTCACTGAATGCGTTTGCGCCGAAAGCGCCTTGGATAATTGCGAATAACGTCTCAGCATCAAAGCAGTATCCAGGCGGCAGTAGGAATGCTTGGTCGATCGACATGGCCGACTCCTAGCCCTTACGGCTGATGTAAACCGTGCCCGCTACGTTGACGACGATCTTGATTGCACCGGCTGCAAAGAGCTTGGGCGGAATCAAGTACGAACGCCCTGCGGTAAGGCCGGTCCAAGCGATTGCGGCCGGCGTCGCGGCGTCGTCATAGGACGGCAAGAACGTACCACCCGGTACCGGCGCGTCCCAAAAGGTGAGTGCGGTAATCGACGAGTCGGCCGGGATATAGATGCGCCCGCCGGCGAACTCGGTAAACGGAATTTCCGGCGTCGTGCCTTCCGCAGTGTTCAGAGCAAACGCGCACTTCGCCTGCTCGTCGATATCCTTGAGGCCGGGTTCCGGAAGAAATAGGCGGCTGATACGCATGGCGAAGCTCCCGAGAAATCAAGCAAAGCACGTACGGAAACGAAACCGCCGCGCGGCGATTGTGGATTGCGCCGCGCGGCTCAGAGCAGAACGAAACCGACTAGATCGGTTTAAGGGCGACGGTTACCTGAACGCCCGCGAGCGTGGTGATCGTTCCGGCGAAGTCGAGCGACAAACGATCGCCGGCCGCCAACTGAAGACTCGCAGTCGTGGCCGTCAGCGTTCCGTTCTGCACGGTGTTGGCGGTTCCCTTGAGGTTGAAACCGGCGTTCGTGTTGTTCGTGAGCAAGTCCGTGCCGGCGCCGGGAGCATTCGTTCCGGTGTCTTTCGTGAGTTGCAAGTTGACGGCACCGGCGTCATTTCCGGCCGTGGCGTGAACTTCGTCGACTCGCACGACTTCGTAAGCGCGATCGGCGATGAAGATACATTGATCGACGCAGTGAGAATTCAGTACGAGATTGGCGACAACCAACTTGTACGGCGAGACGATCACGCCGTCGATCTTGAGTCCGTCGGCAACGTAAGACGCCAAGAAGTTGCTGCCGTTAAGTCGCCATTTCCAGCCGGTTCCGACCGCGATCGAAACGAAGTGCGCAAAGTGCCCGGCCGTGCCGAATGTCGCGACGGTGTTTCCTGCCGCGTCGAACGCCGAATCAAACGTGACCACGCGATCGCCGCCGCCGTCGGTGCGATGATAGAGCACGAGTTCTTGCCCGGCCTTCACCGGATCCTTGACGGTGTTCGTTTCACCGCTCGCGCCGGTGACAAAGCCGATGAAGACGCGACCTTCGCTGCGCGGCAACGCAACGCCGGTGCCGGGATCCGGATGGGTGAAATCGGCGTCCCCGAAACAGGAAGGCAGAGTAGCAGGCGTACACATAGCAAGCTCCTTTAAGTGACGGGTTCGCCGTTGTAGCGAACGGTGGTAATGGTGGGTACAAGTTCAAACGGTGCGACGGCTCGCTGCGAAGTGCGGTTCTTGCCGAGATTCGTCGGCCCGCGCCGCAAATCACGCTTGATGCACTCGGCGAGCAGTTTTTCGTACTTGGCGTTGTAGACGCCGATGGTCTTCGTGAGTTCGAGTTCCGTGGTCGCCATGACGCTGTATCGCAAGGCTTCGGCGAACATGGGTCCGCCGAGCGGATACGGACGCGTCGCCGAAAGTGCATACGGGTTGCAGAGGTATTCCCCGCTGACTTCGAACGCCTGGCTCGGCTTCTTGTCGAAGTGCAACGCGTAGCGCTGCGATTCCGATTCGCCGGTTTGCGGAAGCGGCTCGACGGCGTATTGTCGCGGCACGCCCGTTTCGCTGACGCCGCGGCCGCGCCACACTTCCGCCAACCCGGTGCGAACGATCGGCGGGCAATGGGCGTGATTCCCGCGATAGTAGAGCGGGCCGTCCATTTCGGCGTAGTCGGTCGGAAGGTCGTACGCTTCGACGCCGACCGTGAGCGGAGCGGTGAAATTCAGCCGGAGAAACGACCAGTCGTGTGCGCCGTAGAACTGCCGTACCGCCGACTTGAGCCACATGGTCGAATCGGTCGTTTGGTCCGATTCCCAAGTGCCCGTATCGCGCGACCAGTTCGCCGCCAGCGCGAGCGCCGCCAGCAAGTCGGTGCGCGTGACCGACAGGTCGCTTTCTCCGGTGATGAGCGGTGCGATGAGTGACATTACGCAGCCTTAAAGAGAGCGAATCGGACGTTGGCCACGGTGCTCGCGCTCGGATTTCTGATTCGTACCCTGTCTATTAAATCAGCGGAGCCACCCGCAAAGTCGGCCGTATAGTTGGCGCGGCCCGTGTCGGTGAACAGCACAAACGGCTTGTCGGCCTTGAGCTCGACAATGAACGATTCGTCCCCGACTTCACCGCCCTTGTCGGTCGTCAGTTCGACGAGCACGCCGTCGAGGCTGCTTTCGATCCACAAGAAATCGAAACTGCTAAACGCTTCCTCGGTCGAAAAGCCCCAGGCGTCCCAGGTGGTCGTAACGGCAATCGCCTTCGTGATGTCGATATACGGATCGTCGACGGTCACTTCCTGCGGTTTGGAGCGGTGGCCTCCGGCAATCGATTTACCATCGATTACCACTTCGAAAGCCGTCCAAACTCGCAGGGTTTGCGACACGTTACACTCCCGCCGGTTCAGCCGGCTCCGGCTCGAGGATCTTTACATCGGCAACGGGTACGGTACGCGCCCGGCCCGTGCCGTCGTCTTTGACGTTGACGGTGTTCCGTCGCGGATCAACGGACGCCAGCCGCCCCGTCAAAGTCTGCTTCTTGCCCTTCTCGTCCTTGTCGTCGCGGAATTCGTAGGCGACCTTCTGATTCTTGACGATCTTGCGATCGCGCCAGAGTTCGAAGATCGTCGGCGGCGACGGTGCTTCGACCGACAGACCGGCCATCAGCAGCAGGCACGCCATGGCATCGACGTTCATCGGGTTCGTCGACATGCGGCATTTCAAGTTGCGGTGCGCCCGATAGAGCACGAGGAACTTTTCGGGAATCGCGTCGCTCGGTTTCAACTTGAGCATCCGCCGGGCTGCGGACTGATCAACTTGGGGCATCGTGTGTAACGGCTGTTCAGCCATGACGACCTTTCGAGTCAAAGTGAGAGGAAAGAAAAGCGGCGCGGCGGTGCTGCCCATTTCACCGCCGCGACCGCAACCGCGGTACGACTAGCGGATGTGCAGGTCGTCCAGACGCATGAACGCCCACCAATCGATGTCGGCGTGGTTGGCCGCGTCGGTACCGTCGAGACGCGCACCGAAGTACGGCTTGAGCGGTTCGGCGTTGGGGAAGTTCGTGGCCGACGGCAGAACGCCGGCACCGATTTGCACGCCGTCCTTGTACCAGTACGTTTTCGTGCCGTCGAAATGAAGGCCGAAGGTGTACCAAGTGTCGGCGACGATGTCCAAGTTCGTGTAGGTCGCAGCCTCGGCGTGCACGACTTCGGCGCTATCGACATAGACTGCGTCCATGCCGTTGCCGTCGCCGGACAGAGCACGGAAGCCGACGAACTCTTCGACCTTGATGGTCGCACCGCCGTCGGGAATGTCGAGCGTGGCCGCCGCGACGTTGGCCCGCAGACCGATCATCTTGGCGACCGTGGCCGTGGCCGACGCGATGTTCGAGAATCGAACCTTGGCCTCAAACCACAGCGGGCGATTGTCGCCGGCGGCGTTGCTGATCTTGCCGAACGCCGAGTTGTACGTCGAATCGAACGTGAGGTACGTTTCGTCATTGTCGGCGTCACAGTCAAGGGTCAAGACGCCGTACTCGTCGTCGGCGGCGGCTTGCAACTGTTTGATGAGCGACGACGCGGTTCCGTGCGCGAGATAGCGCATCGGCCCCGTGTTACCGCCGCCGCCCGTCCACGAGAACGCCGTCGAGCTTTCGGCGGCACCGCCTTGCACGAAGTCGTCGAAGAAGAAGAGCCCGGTGCGGTCTTGCCGCATCAGCCCTTGGATGATGTGTTGGTGCTTGCGGAAAAACCCGCTGAGCCCCCGATGTTCGAGATTTTGATACGTGTTCGTCATTGCGAAGAAACCTTTGTGACTGAAAAATCCGCCCTGCCCCCAGGGCGGCTAGTTCACTACGGACAGCCCGCAGTTGGGTCGTTCAGCCAACTACTTGCTGATGACGGCTTGGCGCCGCCGATCTTCGCAGACGTAGTTGTAGGCCATGTCCATCCAGATGACGTAGGTGTCATGGTTGTAGGCCGTGCGAATCACTTCGCTCTCGCGAAGGAAGTTGTCTTCCATCACGTACGGGCAGAACACGTCGTGATAGAGCATGTAGACCGGGTCGTCCGAGTCTTCGTCGAGCTTCGGCACGTAGACGAGCGGGTTGCCGCCGTACGAGACGTTGCCGCCTTCGCCGTACGACAGGTCGAGGCCGTAGTTGTCGTTACGGCCGCGTGCCAACTTGTTCAGGCGCAGACGAGTCGCCGCATTCGTGTAGCAGCGGAAGCTGCTTTGAATGTATTCGGAGTCGCCGCCCACTTCGGCCGGGCTCGTGAAGAACGTCAACAGACGCGCTTGGTGCATCTTGAAGAGCAAGTCGTCTTCGGTGACGTCGAGGTATTCGTCGCAGTAGTTCTTGAACGAAGAGTGTTCGTCCAAGTCGATACCGGCGAGCGACGTGAACCCGGTCGGGTATCCGCCGTTGAAACCTTGGGCGCCCTTCACGACCCAAAACGGCACGCCGTACGGAACGGTCGTGTCGCTGCTGCTGCTCGGAGCGCTCCAACCCTTCGATTCGACGTCGTGCGCGATGTTGAGCATCGCGTTCGCACGTTCCGGCTCCACCACGTTCGTGATGAGCGCCTTGCCGCGGTTATGCAGCAAGCTCGAGTAGTTGAAGCCCCACGGCTTCTTGACGTAGACGAACTCGACGCGCAGGCTCGTCAGCACGTCGCGGAAGTCGTAGGAGTCTTCCGAGTACGGGCCCGTGTGCAGGTTGTCGACGTCGTGATCCGTCATCAGCCGGCGATTGATCGCCAAGCCGGATTCGGTTTTGACTTTGTCGTCTTTGAACCAGCGCGAAAAGATTTCGTAGCGCTGAAGTTTCTGCGCGATTTGCTGAAACGACGGCGGCCCGTAATCGTCGAGTGTCGAGTGGACGTAGTCGTTGATTTGGTTGACGGTAAGTGGTGCCATGACCCTTGCTGCTCCCTATTGCTTCGAGCGGATTCCCGCTAATTGCTGCCGAACAGGTCTTTTGCCTTTCGCTCGGCCGTGGCCATCGCCTTGTCCCGGCCTTGCGGCAGGGCGTCGGCGGCGCTACGGCGGCCGTTGGCGCGAGGCAAAGCACTGCCGGACGCGCGACGAATCTCGCTCGTGACGTTGTTGCGAATGCGTTCCGTGACTTCTTCCGGATGGAGAAGGTCGAGAGCGCGTTGGTAGAGTTCCGGAATTTCCAGAGGGTCGCGCCCGCGGCGAACGCGCGACTGCTGAATCTCCGTCATTTCGTCGATCAACTCCTGGCGCTGTTTGCGCAAGGGGCTGTGGGGCGGGAGCTTGGCGGTCGGAATGCGGCCGAAGACATCGGCGAGCTTTTTGTTTTCCTTGACCGTGCCGGCAAAGAGTTCATCGATTTGCTTTTGAACCCGCTGCGTCTCTTGAGCCTGGCGGCGTTGTTCGGAAGCACCGAACTTGCCGTCGAGCTTTTCCAATCGGTCTTCGAGCTTGGCGATGTATTCCGAGGTCGCCTTGCCGAACGCGTTGACTTTCGCCACTAATGGCTCCATCACCGCTTTCGTTTCAGGTCCCCATTCGGGATCAATCGCGAGGTCTTCGAAAATCGATTGCTTCGTGTTCGCGGCGCCCGGCGCATCACCGGTCCGCGTGTTGTTTTGTGGTTCGTCGTCGACGTGCCGATCGTCTTCGTCGTCTTCGCGGCGCCGACGGCCGCGACGGTCATCGCGTTCGTCGTCGTCATCGCGATCGTCTCGGCGTTGCGTGCGACCCATGCGGCGAAGGACTTTGGCCAGTTTGTCGGCCCCGCCGAGTTCCGCGGCCATTTCCCGCGCTTCGCTGGCCGTCATGCCGGACTCTTCCGCCAGGTCGAGAACGTCGTCGTCGAGTTCGACGTCGTCTCCTTCGTCGTGCTCGGCGTGGCCTTCGTCGTCTTCGTCGTGATCGTCGGCGCGGCGCCCGCCGTTGACCCGCTCATTGAGCACTTCGAGGTCTTCGTCGGCTTGGTTCTTTCGTTCCGGCGCCGGGTCTTTCTTCTTGGACTTCGACGAAAGCAGGCGGTCGCGTACGTCGTTCGTCTTCTTTCCGGCGTTGAGCAGGTCGCCGAGCTTGTCGCCCGAGCCGTTCTTGTCGGCCTTTCCGTTCGCCTTGCCGGTGGCCTTGCCGTCCGGTTCACCGCCGGTTTCGTCGGCGACTTCGGAGAGAATATCGGCGGACGGTGTTTTGCTGCTGCTGCGTCGAGCGCGGGTAGAAGAGGCAGACATCGCTTTGGGCACCTGTGGAAAAAAGGCGGGGCCGCGGCAAGCGGCCCCCCACAGGGCTGCGAAAACAACTTCAACGTGTAGGCGTCGAAGGTGGCTCTAAGACGGTTAGCAAGACCGGCTTTTAGCCTCGTGATCAGCCGACTTGCCGTCGGCCCCATGTGTTCGGTTTAACTCGTAATCAGTCCTGGCCCCTGGTAACGGAGAGGAACGGCATCGCCGCAACCGGCGTCGAGAGAGCAGAACCCGCGGGCGCGAGCGTAAGCCTTCTCGTGTGCTTTGGATTCCAGCTTCGGACGTCCCAACTTGTCGAACTCCACCGGCTGTACGCCCTTTCGTCGCAACATCGCGTTTACTTCTGCGGCCTGCGACGGATGAATCGACATGGTGTCGGAGTAACGCGGCCAGAGGGCCAGGCCGCGGGTTGACACCGGAAGAGACTCGATCGGAACCCACTTCTTCGTCTTCGGGTCGAGCACCAAAAAGGAGCGTTTCTTTCGCGGGCGGCGCGGCTTGTCGCCGAATACCGCCGCGAAGTTCTTCGCATAAGCGGGACTCGGTTTACTGCGATTGCTGCGTGCCTTGGGCATGGAACGCGGGCCTTTACGATGACTCCCCAGGACTCACTACACGGCGAAGCCTGCCAAAACTTTGTAAACCTTGCAAGCGCCTACCGTGCCATGATGCTTTGCTCTTTAGGCTGCGGCCGTCCGCCGGCGAGCATTTCCATGGCGATGCGGCTCTTGCCGGCCATCGTCGACTGCGGACGGTTTTCGCGGATATAGCGACGCGTCGTCTCCGGAGATTTCGACGCGCGTTGTCCGGCCGGCCGATCGGTTTCGCCTTGCTGATAGATGAGCATGTCGGCGAATTCCGGAGCGTCGCCGAGTTCGGCCACGCGTTTCATCAGCTTCTCGAAGTTGATGCCGATACCCTGCGATTGCATGAATTGCTGCAGCGGCAGAACGGTTTCCTTGAGTTCCTGTTTCAGCCGCGCGAGGCGTTGTTCCGGCGACCGGAGTTGCATCGAATACGGCTCAAGAACGATCTTGTAGTCTTGGAATTCGCCGGGAATGTTGCGGGCTTCGAATACGAACGGCACGCGGCGATTGGCGTATTCGATTTCCTTCACGAGCCGACGTTGGAAGAGCGGGTCGTGCCGGACGTGCCACGCCAGGTCCGTCATCACGCGTTGCGTCATGTTCGTAACGTCGGCCTGCATGTTCTGAGCTTGGGCCGACGCCGATTCGAGCAACAGCCGATCTTGGCCGACGGTACCGGACTGCGGGCCCAGGCCGCCGAGAGCTTCGACGTTGCCGGCATTCCAATTGAACAACTCGCGCACTTGCTGCGCCATGAGCCACAATTGCGAGTCCGGACCGTTGAACTTGAATTCGTGGACGTTTTGCGGGTTATCGAGTTGCACGACGTCCATGTCGTCGGCGCCGGCGACCGTGCGGCCGTCTTTCGCACCGGTCGGACCGGTGACGCCGAGCACCGTCTTTTGATTCTTCGCCATTTCGGCGGTTTTGTTGGCGAGCGTGTTGGCCAACAAATGCTGATCCATCCACTCGGCCATCGGCGGGAGCGGGCAAAGATTACCCGGCAACCAGTTGTAGCCGAGGATGTGATACGGTCCGCGTTCGGGCCCGTCCCATTCCTTCACCTGCAGCACGTTGGTGACGCTGCGGTCGGTGACCAAAATCAATCCCTCTTGCGGAAGCCAGAGGTTGAGCAGTTCGACGTGGTCCTCGTACTCGGTTTCCATCGCGTCGTTCTTGCCGCTCGAAAGAAGCTGCGAACGCAGATTGCGCATCGAACCGGAGAGCGATGCCCCATCCATGGCCCGGGAGGCTTGCAGATTCTTGCGAGCCGGGAGAAACGCCCGATTCTCCTTGGCCCATTCCAGCGGCACGCGGGCGAAGTCGCCGATGTAGCCGATGCGCTTCCAGCGATTGCACCGCATTTCGAAGATTAAGTCTTCGCTCAAGATCGGGTCGCAGAAACTCGAACCGACGGCGTTCATGAAGCCGGTTTGCGTTTCGATTTCGCCATGATCGACGCGCCCGATCTTGCAGACGCCGATCGAGAAGAACGATTCGACCGTGACGGCGTTGAGTGATTCCGCCAGGTCCATACGCTCGAATTCGTCATCGAGCGCGAGTTTTAGTTCGTAGCACGCCGTGTCGAATTCCGGATCCCAATGCTTGACCATCGCCCGCGGGTTGCGGCTCGACAACATGCGCGAATAGATTTTCAGCGCGAGCCCGAGCAGCGGGAAAATGACGTGGTCTTGCGTCGCCTCTTCGACCGGGCCGAAGTGGTGCCCGGTGACTTGACGCATAAAGCCAAGGCGGCGCTCAAGATGCACCCGCCACTTCTTTTGCGAGAACGTCAGTGATTGACGAAGTCGGCCTAGATCGCGAGCGTCGAGGGGATTGAACATTGCGGCCTGCGCATAGAAAAGGGCCTGGAATGCAGGCCCCTACAGGTCCGCGAACACGAACGCCCGGCCGGGTAGCAAATCCGGCCGAGCCGATCTATCGACGGCGGCGGCTTACTTCTTGCCGCTCTTGCTTTTCCCGCGAGCGAGAACGCCCTTATTGGCGGTGGTTGTTCCGCGTCCGTGGCCGGCTTCTTTCGCGCGGCTACTGACGATCGACGACACACGGCCCGGCTTAGTTCCGCCGGCAAGCCCCTTCTTCGCCGATTCGGCGCGGCTCATTTCTTTCATCGGATCACGCTCCTTTTCTTACCAAGAACCAGACTTTTTGTTTTTCTGATCGAGGTAGCGTTGGCGTCGTCCGGCCCAAGAGTTCTCGGGAATGTCGGGTTGTACGACGTCGGTGTACCCCGGCAGGTCTTGGATCACAAGATAAGCCAATGCGTCCGCGATTACCATATCGCCGTGAAGCTCACCGATTGCCGTACGGTCTTCCGACTGTAGCGACTTGACGTGTTCCACCTTTCCGTTCGGCTGGCGCACGTACTCGGCGCACTCCATAATCGCCTCGCGGCAGCGGTTGATGATGCGGTCCTCGAGCAACGCCGCTTTGTAGTTGTCCAGAATCGAACGCTTCGTCTCGGGATTCGCTTTTAAGCCGGGAATTCCGCTCTTCGGCGCGTCCGGCCGCCGATCGTCCCCCGGAAACCAAATTCGCTGATACTTCAATTCGAATAGCTCGGCGCGGAAGGTCTGACCGGGGCCGGTGTCTTCCCAGCCGATGAGCGCCGGACCGGCCGGGCCCGACAGAAACCGCGATGCGGCGACGACGAAACGGGCATAAATATGCGGCGGCATCGTGCCGGTGGCAATCTGGCAAACCTTCTCTTTGGTGATCGAAGAGTAGAACGCCGTGGCGCTGTTGCTCCCCTCTTTGCCGCCCATGCCGTAGCTGATGTCGCTGCCGGATCCGCAATCGTGAATGCCGGAATACTTTCCGGTGGTCGTGAGGTTGACCCACAGTTTGACCGGCCCTTCCGAATCCTCCTTCCACGCGATCGGATCGGCCATGCAATCGGTGAAGACGAACGTGCCGCGATGCGTCGGCTGGCGAGCCTGCGTCAAACAAAGCTCTTCGCAACGCTGGGTCGAGATGAATTGCCAGCCGCTTTCCTGCGGCTCCATGTCCAATTGCTGCGCGACTTCTTGCTTGCTGCCGGCTACGTGGAACTCGTAATAGTCGCGGTAGACGCTGCGCAAACGGCCGTCGAGCGTAAACTTGTAGTCGGTCGGAAACTCGTAATCCTTGTCGAGAATTTCGAGCACGTACTTATCGCCCTTCGGCTTCGACGTGTAGAGCCCCTTCCGCTTGTCCGGATGCTTCGACCAGTGCATCGAGAAAATGTGATGCGGGGCGATTTCCTGTTTCTGCTTGAACTTGTCGTAGAACGCGCCGAATGCACCGTAGAACGTCGAGATAATCCAGCGCGTGAACGTCGCTTCACCGGTGGCCGAGAGCACTTCTTTCGCAAAGTCGACGGACGCGAATTCGTCGAGCAGGATGATGCCCGGGCGCGAACCGCGGCCAAAGTTCGGGTTGGTCGCTTCGCCGGTGACGGCCGAGCCGTTGACCGGGTTGCCGAACATATTCAGCTTGCGATCGATCTTGGCGCGCATCGGCGGCCGGAGCCACGACGGCAGCATGCGCCAGAAGTATTCCAAGCGCCAGAAGAGACATTTATCGTCGCCGGCCTTGTCGACGTAGTCTTGCTTCGACGAGCCCATCAGAATCGATTGGCCGTCTTGGAATTGCCACAGCCATTCGATGAGGAAGAGCGGCACCCACGTACCGCCCATGTCGCGCGACTTTGGGACGATGACTTCGTGTTGACCGATCGAGCTTAGGAGCAGCTTTGTGAGGTCTTCTTGATAGTCGCGGAGAATGAACGGCCGATCGGGCGCGAACGGATACGACTTGGCGTTGAACGTCCAGCCGAAAGAATCGCAGAACCAAATCGGATCACGCGCGGCGGCGGCCCAGCAGTCTTTGCGGAATTCCTCAGATACCCGCCCCGCTTTCCAAATCCGGTGACGGTACTCGATGTTCTTGTTGAGATCCTTGGGCGCTCGTTCCAGGCCGGGAAACTGTTTCTTGAGGATCAGCATATTCGCGTTCCAGTTCGGCTAGTTCGGCATCCCAAGCGGCCTCTTCGTCGTCGTCGTCGTCGACCACTTCTTCCGTCGCATCGCCGCGCAGCACAGCCGCGATTTCCTTTTCGTCCGCGTCCAATTCGACTTGCATGATCTTGTCGAGCGCGCGGAGTTGTTTCCGGCCGTCGTCGCCGGGCCCGCTGACTTCGCCGCTTTCGAGATTCTTGGCGAGCAGCTTCGACCAAAGCGACGTGGTCAGGTCGTCGTACGCTGACGTGCTTTCTTGCACGCGCCGCAGATGCTTGATCGCGCCGACGCAGGGAACGTCGAGCGGATCAATGTCGTCGACGTGAGATTCGGCGTTGTTGTAGACCCAACGCACGATGCTGGCTTCGTCGTCTGCCGCGCGGGAGCGACCCTTACGCTTGGCCAACGCGACACGGCGCCGGAGCCGCATCCACTTCAATTCTTCGACTTGATTGATGCGGCCTTTGTTAATCGCCGCCGCACCGGCAAGCCGCATTCCGCTGACGGCTTTGTCGACCGTCTCGGATGACGGAGCGCCGCCGGACGCCGCCGCTGCGGCCTCTTGCTTCTGAGCCGTGCCGCGGAACCGCTCGAGCCGCGCGTGGTATTCGTCCGCCGTAAACTCGGTGGCCGTTCCATCGAGCGGCGCGAATTCTTGCCGGCTCAAAGCGCAGATTGCGACGAGCCAACCAGGCAGGCCGCTATTTTTCCGCATATCCTCGCGGAACTTGACGAACTCTTTCCAACGCCCCTCGCGTTGCAGGCGGGCTTTCGCCTTGCCCTTGAGTTCGGTTTGCCGCTTTACGTCGGCAAAGAATTGGTTTTCAGCCATGTGCCGACGACGAGAATGTGGGCGCACCAAACGCCTACACGTCGGCAAAACACTTTACGGCCGGGAGCAAGTCGGCCGATGGACGGGCGCAGATTACACCGCAGTCGTCGGCTGCGCCAAGCCTTTAGCCCGTAGCACGCGATACACGGTGTCTTTGGAAAGACCGGTTTGCCGAGCGATAATACGGGGCCCCATGCCGGAATTACGCAGGGCGATGACGGCCGCCTCCTTCTCGGCGGTGCAGGCGACGCGCCGCCCCTTCTTGCCCCCTTTGTAAACGCCCTTCGACTTGGCGACGCCGATTCCGGCGCGCTGGCGTTCGCCCTTCACTTCGAGCTCGTATTCCGCCGCGGCCCCGACGACGTGCGCCGTGAGACGGCCGGCGGGCGTGTTCAGGTCGAAACCCTCGGTGAGGCTGATGAAATTCACGCCGAGCGCGATCAGCTTTTCGTAGAGCGCCGCGAGTCCGGCCATCGTACGGCCGAGCCGATCGGTGCGCCACACGACGAGCGTGCCGATCTTGCCGGCATCGATGTCGGCTTCGAGTTGCATCCACCCGGGGCGCTTCTTCGTCTTCCCGGTGAACTTGTCGACCGGATACCGCACCACGTTTTTGTCCGCGTTGCGCGCTTCCCACGCTTCGACGTCGGGCAATTGGCTCGCTTCTTTTTGCGACTCGCTGCTGACGCGCAGATAAACGGCGGTGATCTTCATTTTCGCGGCACCTTGGGCTTGGTGATGTCGACGACGGCATACTCTACGTGCGACGCGCGAATCCGGCAAGAATCTTGTTGCAGATTTTCTTGAGCGTTCCCGTACTGGTCGCCGTGATGACTCCCCTGTATTCGCATGGAGACGCGACATGGCGGCCGATTATCTGACCAAGGAAGAGGAACGGGAGTTAATCGCCAAGGCGCAGGGCGGCGACATAAACGCCCGCAATACGCTGATTGAGCGGAACAAGGGGCTTATGGCCGAAACCGCTTTCAAGCACGCCCGCAAGTTCGGCGGCGACAAAGACGCGTTTTTCGGCGTTGCGACCATGGCGCTGATTTTTGCAATCACGCGATTCAATCCTAAATACGGCCGTCTGAGCACGCTGGCCGTGATCGTAATGCGACGGTGGATTGCCAGGGAAGCGTTTGAACAAGGCGGCATAATGTACGTGCCGGGGGCTTACGCGGGTGGAAAGGGCTGGGAGAGGGCGCCGAAGCACATAAAAGAGGCCGTTGCCCGTGCTCGCCGCCGGCCGCTTTCGACGGACCTATCGGCCGATAACGACGGCGCGACGCTCGGAGAACGCCTAGCGTTCCGTGAAGAGCAGCGAGCGGAAGACGGTCCGGCATGGGATGACGTTGCCGGCGCCATCGCGAAGCTGGACGATCGATCGCAGACGATCATTCGCATGCGCATGGACGGGCTCACGGCCGTCGAGACGGGAGCCGCCATCGGAATCTCGCGGCAACGCGTGCTGCAGCTTGAGTGGTCGGCGTATCGTAAGATACGCAAAACTCTCGGCTACGATCCGGAGCGGCCCAAGGGTTCTAGGATGAAGGCGAAGCCGAAGAAGCGGGCGCGGTGAAACAAACGTGCGGACGCAGCCGCGGATGATTGGCCGGCACCGACATTGTGCCGTCGTCGTGATGGATGATCGCGGCGTCCATTCGCTTCTCGTGCTCGGCTTTCCACCAGCGGCCGAAGTCGGAATCAGGATCAGGCGTGCCGGTGAATTCGATCACGACGCGATCTTCTTCAACGCGGTCACCTTCGTTTCGCTTGAACCAATCGCTCGGAAGGCCGCCGTTGAGCGGGCCCCACGGGTCGACCGGATCAGTCGGCTCGTCGACGGACTTCGGGAGCCAGAGCTTACCGGTGAGCGCACGGCCCGGCGGCATGACGAGACTGCCGGCTTTCGCAAGCTGCTCGGCGCGGTGGAGTTGTTGGGCAAAGTCCATGGCTTACTCCGTGCAGGTTCGTCGCAGCCTTCGATGGTCGCCGTCGACGGGCTCGTACGTCGAACTACGTTGTTTCATTTTCGCAAGCTCGTAATCGGTGAAATCGACGACTTCGCCGTCTTCCACCTTGAGCAGCTTCTTGGAGAGCTCGAAGTCGCCGCGGGCCAGCGCCGCCGCGAGAATCGGGTTGAGGGAGATAATCGCGATGAGCCGCATATCGGCCATCGTGAGTTTGGAATCATTGAGCTTGGGCATAGTGTTATGCGAAGTAAGTGGGCTTAATCGGGCTCGGGTCTTCTATCGTAATGACCGTTCCGTCGGGCGCGGCATCGATGCGAAACCAGTCGAGTTGATAGCCAAGTAGCTCCGTCTCGATCGACTTCACGCCGAACAGCGGCGCGAGCAATTCGCCCTGCGGAAACACCGTCTCCGGTGGACTGACGGCGTCCACGCGGACAAGTTCGCCGTCGAGCCAGAATTCTACCCGCTGTTTCCAGACGTTCCAAAAAATCCAACCGCCGTAGCGTCGATGCTTTGGAATCAGGCGGCGAATCAGCGGAATGTACGTGAGAAGGTGGAGCAGGCGGTTCATTCGGGCTTCCTTGGATGCAAAACGTCGAGAATAGGATGCCGCGGATACCAGGCTTCGACGACGTCGCGCGGTTGGCCAATCAAATACGCGTGAAGGCCGACTTGCCGGAAGAACCAAAGGCGTACCGGCCCGTTCAACTTTTGGCCGCTGAAATCGTCGCTTGTCCAAATGAACGACTCTGCGTGCTCCTTCATGGCGCATTGCATTTCGACCGACGGCGTCGCCTGATCGATCCACACACAATCGAAGCGGCATTGCGGCAATCGCGTATCGTTAGGGCCAACGAAGTAAATTCGTCGGTCGCTTCCGAAACTTAAAACCGGCTCACCCATCCTTGAGATAGCCCGCAACGGCTCAGTGAGAATCGACCGAATCGTTTCGCCGAGAAACTCAAACGACCACTCCCTATTGCGCCCAACGACGAGCACGGATACGCCTGGCGGGCCCTTCATTAGCCGGTCGCACACCTTGCCTGCGGCTGCGTACGTCTTGCCGCTCGCGCGATCGCCCGTGATGACGTCGAGCCATGCGGTTTTATCGGCCTTGTGGAATTCTTCGGCTTGCGGTTGGGGTTTGTAATTCATCGTGCGGCTTCCTTCGGCGAATAGGTGATCACGGCATCCTCACGCGGCGCTTTGCAAATCTCCCGATACCGCACGTAGTGCGCCTCTTCGAGCTCGACGCCAAGCGGCGTACCGGCGGCAATCTTTACGCCGGTGATCAATCGATCGTCGTACGGCTTGTCGGCACTAAACGGCCGTGCGATCGGCGGCGGTGTCGGCGCTGGATCCGGCAATTGCTCCGGCTCGGGTGGCGGCGGCGGTGCAGGCTTCGGTGGCGGCACGGGAGCGACGACGGCAACCGGAACTTGAAATAGCGGCTTCGGTCCGCGCCGCTGCGGGGCGTTGTTTGCCGGAATTTCCGACGCAATCCACGAGCGATTACAACGGCGGCATCGTAGGCGATAACGGCCGTGCGTGTACGGCTGGACGTTGGCGCTCAAGGGCACGCAATCGCAAGGGCCGTGGCTTCGCTTCATGCGAATGCCGCAGATGTCGGGCCGTTCCCATTCTTTCGGCGGCGTTCCGTCGACCATCCACTTGTGACGGCATTTCGTGCAAATAACGCGATATGTCGTCTTGCCGACGTTGCCGGCCGAGCCAAGCGGCGCGTTGCAATCGCAGGGTAGGCAGGTGCGGGCGCGAGTCATTAGGCACCCACGAGCTTCGTTTCCGCTTGATTCGGAACCACTGCGACGCCGAAAAACGACGTCAAGGTAGACTCGCCGATCGGCTTCAAGTCGTGCCCGTAATGCTCGTTCTGATTGGCCGCATATTGGCTCAGGAGTTTCGTGTCGCGTCGATCGAGTTCGATCAGCTTCGGCCTAATCCGCGAAAGCAGAATCATGCGGCGCAGTTCCCACACCCGGCGCGAAGGATCGATGCGCAGGCCGAGACGATGCAACGCGTCCACGTAGAACTCCTTGAGCGTGAGACGGATTCTCCGGCCGACACGCGCAGCCGTCGGCACGATGATCCGCTTCACGAGACTAAATGCTGCAGCGGCACAGAATCCCGCGACAAATGGGAACCACTCACCGAACATGCGAACCTCCTTGTTTGCCCCAAGGATTCAGCCGGACAATTACTCTTCCATTGCAATGGTTCTGGCGCATTCCTCGCATACCATAGAGCCGTTGAAATAGATGCCGTTCCATTCGGTAAGTTCGTCGG